CCCCGCCCGGCCTGGCCCCGCCGCGCCTAGCCTCGCCGCGCCGGCGGTGCCAGGCCAGGCCTGACCCCGCCACGCCTCGCCGCGCCGTGCCTGCGGTGCCCCGCCCAGCCTGGCCCGGCCTGGCCTCGCCTTGCCTGCGGTGCCTGGCCAGGCCCTGCCCCGCCGCGCCAGGCCAAGCCTCGCCGTGCCGAGCCGTGCCTGCCGTGCCTGATTATCTGCATCACACGATCTCGAACAGGCCGAAGCCAAGGCCCGCGGACTTCGTCGAGTCAGGCCGTCCCTCGCCGATGCCGACCTGGTAGCCGACTCTGGCGATCAGGTTCACCACGTCGTTCTGCTGCAGCATCCCGGCGTCGTACCGGATCCGCAGCGTCGCACTCCACTCCCGATACATCGGCCTGGATCGCAGATCAACAACCCCGGTCTGGTTCCGGGTCGGCGTCACCCACTGCTCAGCAGTGCCGCTCGTCAGTCGCACCAACGGCGCCCCATCCACTCGGTCGAACCCGTCCTGCATGACCATGAAGGCCAGCTTGGCGTGGGTCATCTTGAACCCACAGGCCCGGCAAGCGCTGATTGCAGCGCTGCGGAACGCGGCGGCGTGAATCCCCTCCCACCCCTCGTCGGACACGTGCTTCGCGCCCTCGAAGAGCTCTTGGAAGTCCTTGGGATCCTTCGTCTTGCGAGACCTCGCGGCACCTCCGGCCTCCTGGGTCTCGCGGATCTTCTCCATTGCCTTGGCGCTGAAGCGATTGATCACCAGCGGCGCGGTGCCCTTGATGTTGATGCTCAGATGCCGAAAATCCGGCGGCGTGATCGCCGCGATTGCGGTGGCCATGTTCCTTGGGTGAGTGTGAATGAATGAGCCTTCCGGCCCATGCCCCGAATCATCCCCCCGAGTGCCCGGCTCTGACCGCTGCCCTTGTGCCAGTTCTCAGACCGCCACAGCCCGCAGCTCCACCGTGATGCCCACCCGCCCGCGCAGGTCCCGCTCCTGGCCCTTCTGCGGCGGCCGGTCCGGCACGAACCGCCATTGCAGCCCCGGCAGGTCTGGCGCCGCCCCAGGTGCCCACACCTCGGCCGGCAGGGCCAGCTCCTGCATCCCACAGTCGCTGGCCAGCCATGCCGCCTCGATCGCGTCCCAGTCGCTCACAGGCCGCGCATCGAACCGCAGGGCCAGCGAGGCATCAACCGCCAGGCTCCCCCGCCGTCGCCGGAACGTCAGGCCGGCCTCGGATCTGGTCTCGCTGATCGGCACCGCCGGCGGCTGGTACTGCCGACTGGCCGGGCGGATCGCAGGGAATGGCACGCTCACGAGATCACCACCTGATGCAGGTCGGACCGCCCCAGTCTGGTCACCCGGTACGTGCCGCCAGCGGCGCCGGACAGGTCCAGCAGGGTGCCGCCCGGGGCCGTGGCGACCGTGAACGCATCGGCCGTCAGCCCGCCCGATCGGACCCAGTAGGTGGTCTGCTCCTGCAGCCCCGTTGGCAGGGTGCCGGTGGTCGCGGTGAATGTTACCGGATCGCCCGCGGCGAGCCCGTGCGCCGTTGCCGTCGCCGTGTCCGTCGACAGGTTGAACGTCACCGCCTTGTCGATGATCCGGTCCGTCGCCGCGTAGCTGGTGACCCGGCACGCCAGCTGATAGGTACCGACGCCAGTGAACGTCGCCGAGACCGTCGCCAGGTTCGTGGCGTCCCAGGTCACCACCCCGCCCGCCGGCACCACAGGCGCCGTCCAGCTGTAGCTCAGGTCCGTTGCGGTCCCGGACACCGCTGCCGAGTAGCTCGCCGTCGCCGGGCTGGTCCCGGTCGTTGCGCCGCTGATGGTCACGGTGCCGATCGTCGTGGTCGCATCGGCCGCAACCGCCAGGATCGGGTGCGTGTCGGTGATCGTCGTGCCCCCGCGCGTCACCGCACAGCTGGCGGTCTTGCTGCCGGCGCTGCTGGCCGTGATCGTCGTGGTCGCCGCCGAGGGGCTGCCGAACGTCAGGCCCGCCCCGGTCCAGCTGTAGGTGAACCCGGTCCCGGTCCCGCTGATCACCGCCGCATAGCTGCCAGCCACCCCGACGGTCAGGGTCCCGGGCCCTGTGATCGTCACGCCGGTGAAACTGCTGGTGATCGTCCCCGGCGCGTCGGTGCTGCCGATGGCCCCCTCAATGGCCCAGTTGCCTGCTACCTCCCAGCCCGCCGACACGTCGCTCATGCCCTGCTGATCCGTCGGCCAGTGCAGCGCCGTGACCTCAATGTTGCCCGCCTCGTTGAACGCCATCGACTGGACCTTGTAGGTCGTCTCAGTCCCGAACACGTCCGCCAGGGTGAACACCGCCGACGACTGGCCCACCGCCTTGCCGCCCAGGACCTGCAGCTGCACCTCCTGGATCTGCCCCACGCCGTCCCACAGCAGCACGTCGTAGGTGCCGTCGGCTAGGGGCTCGCTCGCGGTGATCGTGCCATCCGCCAGGATCGCCCCATTGCGCGGATTCGAGTAGGCCACCGTCTCCATCGCCAGCCGGAAGCACCGCCCGGGCCTGAGCGTCGCCTGCTGGGGCACGGTCTCGAATGTGACCTGGTGCGTGATCAGCCGCTTCAGCCGCGCCTTGAGCTTCCCTACGTCGATCGCGTGGCGCTCGCTCGTGCACCAGTCCGACAGGTCCAGGGTTTCGAGCGGCGCGGTCTCGCTGGTGCCGGCCTCCCTGACCGTCACCTCTCGCATGACCGGGAACAGGCCGCGATTGCTGCCGTCACCCTCGGCGCGGCGCTCCTCCCGCCACTTCACCGACACTCGGCACGGCTGGCGCTCGGCCTGGTCCACATAGCTCAGCTTGAAGCTGCCCTCAACGATGTTGCCGGCATTGAACAGGCCCGTGATCTCCTCCGACTGGTCGAACAGCACCGCTGGCTGCAGGTAGCTCACTCCGTTGCGGGTCACCAGATCCAGCAGGAACAGCGCCGCGGTGTCGTTGCCCCAGCTGCGGATGTTGACCGGCTGCTGCAGCGCCCCGTCGTAGAAGTATCGACGCGCGCGGGTCCACTCGGTCGCATAGGCGAACGACGCCACATCAACCTGCAGCGGGCTCAGGATCGACCCGACCCCATAGCGCTCGTTCTGCAGTCCTGCTGCCAGCAGATCAGGGAACGAGTGCGATCCGTCGATCCCGTCATTGGCGTAGACGCTCAGCTGGCCCAGCTGGGTAGCCTCGCTGCCGCTGCGGATGTTGACGCCGACCAGCGTCAGATTGTCGTAGCTCGGTGTCGTCGGCGCCGTGTCGATCACGTTGACGTAGGTCACCTCGTGCTCAGGCGCGCCCGTGCTGGCGGTGATCTCGTCGTAGACGAACTGCTCAGCCAGCCGGGCCCACTCATCGACGTAGTTGCCGCCGTCGACATTCGGCATCCCGATGCCGCCGCGGGTGTTGATCGTGCATGGCATCTGGAACGTCGACGACTGGCGCGGCACGATGTCGCCGGGCACTCGCACCACCACCGATCCGTCGCCCACGGTCAGCAGGGTCGACAGCCTGGCGTCGATCACCACCAGGTCACCGGTGGCCGTGCCGCTGCGCACCTCCCATCCGCTCACCGGATCCATCCGCACCTCCCATCGCTGCCGCGTTGGGAACTCCATCCGCAGGAACCCAAACTGAGCCTGTTGGGTGCTGCCAGCCGCCCCGAACAGCTGCGGCAGGGTTGACCAGCTGCTGCTGCTGCCGGCGATCCGGTAGCGCACTCGCCAGAACGAATAGCGGGTTTCGGTCTGCGTGATCGTGCTCGACTGGTAGATCGTCACCCGCAGGATCTGATTCGGCGGCAGGTAGCTCAGGTTCATGTAGTCGCACGCCCGCCCGTCGACCTCGGCGTAGGGCAGGGCATCGCGGAAGTTCATCAACCCGCCGACTCTGATCCCAACCGTTGAGCGGATCCCGATCTCGATCACCTGCGCTGGCTGCGGCACCGCCACCGTGGCCCGGGCCATCCGCAGCACATGCGGCGCAGCGGTTCCTGATCTGGTGCCACCGGGGCCGGGGAAATCGGCCGCACCCGCCTCCACCACGCGGAAGGTCGCCGTCACGCTCACACCGCCGCCGATCGGCTGCTGATCCACGTCCGACCGGAACACGTCGTCCGATGGGCTCCTGGCGCTGCAGACGCAGACCGCCGACCCGATCCGGTACAGCTCGCCGACGATCAGCGCATCATCCCAGCCACGCTGCCGGCCGGACACCGCTGAGCCGATGTCCCCGCGCGATTCGCTGTAGTCCCCAGACCCGAACGTCAGCGCCGCCTCGGTGCTGGCGTCCAGCAGCAGGTCCAGCTCGTCGTCGACCAGCAGGGTGTTGTCGACCACCGGGCTGCCGCCGCGGCGATGGGCAGTTAGGCCGCAGCGGCTCGCGCTGATCGCATCTGACTTCGCCCGCTGCGCCGTCGCGGCATTATCGCGGCTGCAGACGATCAGCCCATACCCCTGCTCCGTCAGCGCCTTGTCCCGTGGCGTCTGGACATTCGCCTGAGTGATCGGCCTGATGCTCGGGTTCACCCGGTAGGCCAGCCCGTTGCCGATGGGCGAGTAGACCCCGAACGTCGTCTGGGTTGAGGGGGTGTAGCTGTAGCACGTCGCCGGGACCCACTCATTGTTCAGTCCCCGCACCTGAAACACATCGCCCGCCCCTGCCGCCTCGGCATTCCCTGGGTCGTTCGCCGCCAGCCGCCCGGCGATGCGGTCGCTCGCGCGGATCCGCCCCCCACCAGTCCGGTGGTAGAGGGTCACGCGGGCCGACTGCTCACCGGCCGCGCCCAGGTCGTAGGCGGACAGGAGGTTCTCCCCAAATGCGAACTGCTGCGGGTCGATGCCCGTCACCGAGGCCTCGCCGACCAGGTAGACGGCCCTCAACATCTGGCTGCCGCCCAGGCTCACCATCTGGGACCACAGCAGGGGGCAATTCACCCGCACGCCGCCATAGGTCACGCCGTCGATCGTCTCGCGGTGGGCCCAGATCACCGGCACCGTGGCGCCCAGCTCGACCGTGTCCTGGCTGCTGCTGATGCCGGCTTTCGGCGCAAACTCGGTGCGGCTGACCAGCTGCTGGCCCTGCTGCTGCTCCTGCCGCAGCTCGCCCGGCCTGGCCCTGCTGGGCTGCTTCAGCCGCGGGCGTGGGGTCAGCAGGTAGGACGCAGCCGTAGTCGCAGCGCTGATCGCCAGGCTGATCAGCAGCGACGTCAGGAACGGGTCCAGCGCCTGAGGCCCTTGCGCCGGCCGCTGCCGGGTCATGCGCTCGGCCTCAAGCTGGAATCGCCGATACTGCGCCTCCGTCAGGCCCAGGGCGGCCATGATCTGCCGGTCGATCGGCAGCAGCAGGCGCAGGCGTCGCTTCCCGAGCATCAGAACCTCGTGTCTCCCGTGGGTGGCAGAGCGCCGACCATCGCCTGTGTCAGCACCCGCCGTGGCCAGTCGCCGCCGATTGCATCCAGCGGGCTGCCCAGGGTCAGGCTCACCTGTTGCAGGTCATGGGTGTAGCCGGTCACGGCGTAGGTGTCGATCATCTGCACTCCGGTTTCGTCCAGCGTCTCGGGGTCGATCCAGACCGTGCGCACCCTGGCAATCCACAGATCATCGGCCGATTGCTTCCAGATGTTCAGGCCCAGCGTGTTCGCGTGAAACGCCAGCACCGCCTCAGCATTCGGGAATCCCAGGTCGACTGTCGCGCCGGAGTATTGGAACCCCGCGAACAGATAGTCCACCCCCTCGTAAGTCCGCGTCTCGCCGACGTGGAACTGCTGAAACGCATAGCCGGTGGGTGCCCCGTCTCGGGTCAGGAACTGCAGGTAGACGCCCTCGGCAATGTCGTGGTCCATCAGATCCCCACCGATCGCCGGGCCGCCGGGCTGCCCTGGAGGGCCCGCTGTTGCCGGGCTGTGCTGCGGGTCGCCGCCGCCTGCGCCAGCGCCTGCGCCTGCTCTGCAGTGACGTAGTCCACCGAGTTGATCCGGGTGGTTTCGATCTGGATGCGCATGGTGCCGCCAGGTGCAGCGGCAGAGCCCGTGGCGGCGCGGACCGCAGACTCCTGCCGGGCCGTCTCGACCAGCCGCTGCACCACCGCGTCGGTCTGCTCAAACGATCCGCCGGTGCCGGGGGCGCCAGGGATGCCCGGATACTGCCGCAGGGCCACCGGGATCCGCCGGCCATCGGGCAGCGGGACGAACGCCTCAGGGGTGGATCCCTCCCCGTAGATCGCCGCCTGTGGGGCCGTGGCGATCCCGCCTCGTGCGTAACGCCGCAGCGGCACCGCACCCTGAGGGGTCATGATGCCGCCGGTGGCGAACTGGAACGCGCCTGGAGTCATCGCTGCCGCGGGCAGCCCGCCGGTGAACGACATGCCGCCGCCACCGGTGAATGCCCCGGCGAAGTCGCCGCCGGGTAGCGCCGAGATTCCGGGGGCGATTGGCGTGATGCCGCGCGCGCCGATCCCGGCGATGCTGTTGACGATCGGGGTGATGACCGCGATCTGCAGCAGTTGCTGAGCGATGTCTTGCAGCACGCCGCTGGCGAGGTTCTTCAGGCTGGCGCCCCAGTCCTCGGTGCCCTGAATCGCCAGGCTGAACGCCTGTTGCAGTCCCTGTCCGATTGACTGCGACAGGCTGACGGCCAACTGATTCTGCTCGCCCAGCAGATCGGCTTGCTGCTGGTAGTAGCTGGTCAGCGTGCTCTGGAGGGTTTCCTGCTGTTGGGCCCAGGATTCGGACATCGCCGCCGACTTCAGCGCCGCCTGATCCTGATACAGCTTGTTCAGCGCGTTCTGCTTCTTCAGCTCACCATCCGCAACCGCAAGCGCTGCAGCATCCTCGGTCAGGGCCTCGGCTTTCACTTTCGCCGTGTCTCGCTCGATGTCGAGAATGTTATTGGCGAACTCCTCCAGTAGTCGTTGGCCCTCCGTCATAGTCCCGAGCAATCTTGCCTGATCTTTAGTTGTCTGCAGGCTTGCGAAATAGGAGTCCTCCTGTTGCTGTGCTTGTTCGGCCAGTTTCTGATTGCGCTCGATTGTGTCTTTCTGCTCTTTGGCACGTTGTTCGGCGAGTTTTTGAGTCTGCTCAAACCCTTGCGAAATGTCTTCACCAGCCTGAGCCATTGAATAGCCGACGTTTTCGAGCTTGCCGCCAAAGAACACTTGCAGCGCACGCTGCCTGTGTGGTCCCATTGCGGCTACGCCAGATCTTGGACTTGTCTCAAATACGTCTTTTGCGTTAGGGCTACCGCTTGGGCTTCCGGTTAAGACTGTTGTATAGAGCTTGAGCAGATCTGCGCCTTGAGTGCTCTTTCCAGCCCTAGCAAAACGATCTTGGAAATATCGAACCACTGGACCCTGTACCTGTTCCTCAAATGTCTGCTGCCTATTCATTCCGTATTGCGCACGCTCTGGAGGGCCGAATTGGATTAGGCCTTGATACTTGTTAGCTTCTCCACCAACGATTGACGGGCTGAATGTCCCTGAAGTCTCAAAGCTTATGATTGTCGCCAGGTCAAGTGGTGAAACCCCAAGCTTCTTAGCGGCATTGACCAACGCTTGCGCACGGCTACTTGGCTTAAACTCCTTTTTCTTGCCGTTCTTTGCGTCTAATTCGGCCTGCAATCGTTCCTGACGTGCTGCCGCTTGATCGGCAAGCTGCTCAGGAGTCAGCGCGAAATCTTTAGATTGAAGACCAGCGCTACCATACCTAAATCGCTCAATCATGTTTTTGTATTGCTCTTGCCTGACTCTTTGATACTCCTCGTTTCTCTGGAATGGATTGGCAATACGACGCCTATTGACAATATCTTCTGCTTCTTTGTCGGCCTTCTGCCGAATCTTTAGCTCTTGCTCTGGGGTAATATTGTAGTTTTTCAGGGCGGCTTGAGTGTCGGAGTAAAACTTAAGCTGATCGTTGACTCCCTTCAATGCGCCAGTCAATAGCCTCAACCCGGCCACCATAGTCGGACCAAACAGCTTAGAGATCTCCGACCCAGCATCTAACGCCGCATTCTTCATGTCAATCATCGCCTGCTCTGCCGTGTTGAATTGCGCATTCAACTTCCCGAGCTGCTCTTCCTTCAGCCGCCCCATCGCGCGGATTACCACATCGGTCGTGACCTTCCCTTCGGCCGCAAGGTTCTTCAGGTTGCCGATCGTCGTACCCATTTCCTTCGCAATCGCCTGCGCCGCCAGTGGCGCTTGCTCACGAATTGACCGCAGCTCCTCACCCTGCAGCGTTCCGCTGGCCAGGCCCTGCTTCAGCTGGATCAACGCGTTGCTGGTCTCCTGCGCCGTTGCGCCACTGTTGCGAGCCGCCGCAGAGAACCCGATCAGAGTGTCTTCCAGCTCCTTGATCGTGATGCCGGTCGGCCTCAGGCTCGCATAGAGATCAGCGAACGACTGCTGCGACTCGGCCGTGCTCAGCCGCAGCGTGCCGGCGATCCGCGCCGCTGCTGCCTGCGCCTCGTTGTACTCACCGAACTGATCCGTCAGCGCCTTGAGCCGCACCTGCGCCGACTCAGCGCTTACCCCTGCTGTGGCGATCCCGGCCACAGCGGCGCCCACGGCCAGCTGCGGGGCGAACTGGCCCGCCAGGCCCGCCAGGCCCATGCCGCCGCCCATGGCTGGCGCTGCGCCGCGGGTCGCGCGGGTGGTCTGCTGCAGCTGCTTCTCAACCCGCTCGAGGTCCTGGGTCAGGATCCGAAACTTCCGGCTGCCAAGCTCAGCCTGATCTCGCAGCTGGGCCAGGGCTGTTGCCTGGAGCCTCAGGCTGCTGATGCTGTTCTTCCCAGCCCCGGACAGCTGCTGATAGCTGGTGTAGAGCCGATCCAGCGATCGGCCCGATTGCTGCCCCTGCTGCGCCAGCCCCTGCAGGCTTCGCTTCAGCGAATCGAACCCCTGCACCCCCTCGACCTGGGCCAGGATCTTCAGCCGGGTCGTGTTGTCAGCCATCGCGGTTCAGCTCCTGCAGTGCCGCCGACTCCATCACCTGCAGGCCCTCAAGCATCGTGACTGGGTCTTCCACATGGTAAAGACCCATCAGCCACTGAGCGGCCCCATAATCGAGCCCCTGGTAGCCGGCCATCGTGGTCCGCCACTGCGTCTGCAGTCGCATGAACATCACGACCGTCTCCCAGTTCTCCTCCCACACCTCGCAGCAGTCCGGCTGCTCCTCCTCCCGGACCCAGATCACGCCCAGGGCCGCCGCGTCGCGGTCCGCCTCGCTGTAGTCCCTCGTGCTACTGCCGGCCGCCCAGTAACGGGCGACCTCGGCTAGTTTCCCGCTCGGCTGCCGTTCACGCCCAGGTAGAACGCTTCGATCACAGCCCGGATCCACGACTGGTCCAGCATCAGCTCATCGCGGGCGGCCTCGCTGAATGGAAGTTCCTCACCATCCTCGCCCAGAATCCCGGACCATCCCACGAGGATTGACCGCACCATGGCGTCGTCATCCTCGGACAGCTTCTGCAGCTCCGGGCGGGTCACTCGCCGGAATACCGCGTCAAAGGTCTCCTCAACCTGAACGCCACCATCATCAGCCGTTTTCACCTTCACCGGCCAGCGGTAGGACTTGGCCTTGACTTTCGAGTAGGGCATGGATCAGGAGTAGCAGAGGATCAGTTCGTCATTGCCGGCCACGCTCGGGACGGCGGTGTAGGGCAGGGTGAAATGCTCCACACCCTGCGCCGATTGGTAGGCCGGCAGGCCAAGGTCGCAGTAGGGCACGACCATGCCGATGCGGTTTCCTGCGGTGGTCCCGTGCAGGTACGCCAGGCGGCCCAGGGTGCCGTCGGTCCGGGCCTGCTCGAATGGGTTGAATGTCGCCATGCTCGTGGTCTCCATGACCACCTGACCGCGCATCGCGCCGTCAACGATCAAGACCTCTTTCGAGCATCCGATTAGCTCGCGGTACTGAACATCATTGCCCAGGTCGAATGTGCTCGACTGCAGGCATCCGGCCACGCCAAAGAATCGGAATGCGCCGGCCGTGTCGTTGCGGAACACCTGCGGCGTCGACTGGTTCGCATAGGTCGGCGTCACCGGGCTGGCATCGGTCGGCGCGTTGTAAAGGCCGGTGATGTTGAACGTCATCCGCGGGACCTGGGCCAGGGTGTGGTCCATCGTCATGGTCCCTCGGCAACCGGTCAGGGTGTGCACGATCTCGGTGCCGCTGGGGCCGCCCAGCCGGTACTGAATCGTGCAGCTGGTGTCTGCGACCCCGTCAATCGTGCTGATCGGCAGATAGCGCACGTTTGCGCCGATGCTGTAGGCGCTGCCGACGCCAGGCACGAATGTCGTGGTGTAGGCCGCCACAGTGGCGACCTTCGTGCTGCCCACGTACTGGGTGATCAGTCCCACGTGGCCGTTGCCGGTGCCGCTGGTGATCGTGATCACCATCCCGGTGTAAGCGTCGTTCACGGCGCTTGCGGCGGCCGCCAGGGTGATCGTGCCTGCCGCGCCGGCCTGTGCCGTTCCGGTCAGGGCTGCCGCCATGACGGTCTCGGACAGGCGGCAGGATCGCAGCAGGGGGCTGTAGCGCGGAGCGGTGCCGGCGGTGCCGCTGCCGGCGTACTCCACGCTCATGGTCAGCTGGACCTGAGTGTTCGCCAGCAGTCCCTCATAGGCGCCCATGTAGGGCCGGATCACGTCGCGGCTCACCACGTCGCCCGCCAGGGGCGTCAGGGCCAGGTCGGAGTTGACCAGGACGGCATTCGTCCCATCCGGGCTGCTGCTGACCCCGTAGGATGACGCCTCAGTCTTGGCGAGGATCGTCCTGAGCTTTGTCTTGTAGGCCATCGGGCTGCTGCTGAGGGTCGGGTTGTGGGCGACGTCTCAGGCCAGTGGCCGGGTCCATCTCCCAGATCCCGCCGATGCCGCGGGTGTCATCCTCCACGGTAGCGAGGTTAGGTTTCGAGGTCGCCTTCATTGGTGCGGTACTGGATGATGAACGGCATCGTCACGATACCAGCGGGGCTGTCGGCCTGGACCAGCTCCAGGATCTGGCGGCCTGGCACGATGTCGATCGCCAGGCCCCTTAGCGCTGTGCTGGCCATTGTGCGCCGGTGAATCTCGGCGACGATCGGATCCGCGATCACGTCCGGCACGGTGTCACGCACGATGACCGCCGCGCGAGCCTCCAGGGTCCAGTCAAGATACGGCAGGCTGGTTCGGACGTCCGGCTGATCGCTGACCCACTCCAGGGCGATCCCAGGCGATTCGTGGCGCTGCAGCGGCTCCACCCGGCTGCGCCAGATCCGGCCCGACACCTCCGGCATCCCCGCGAGGGCTGTGGCCCAGGTCGACAGGATCAGTTCGCGGCGGGTGGCCATGCTCCATCCTCCTGTTCAGTGCCGGTCCAGACCTGACCAGCAGAGCCGTAGGGCACCCGGCGGCGGCGCAGATCGGACGGCAGGGCGGCGCGGTTCAGGACGACGTTGAGGAACACGCCAGGCACAGGGAGGGGCGGGGTGAGCTCCTCGCCGGTCTCGGGGTCATAGGTGCCAGGGACCGTGACGTCGGTGATGAGCTGCGCTTGGCCGAATAGTCCCGGCTGCGAGATCACCAGCAGATCGCGCATCTCCTCCTCCTCGGGCGGCAGCAGCCGCAGGGCCTCGGCGGTGGCGAGGGCCTCCTGCTCAGAGTCGAAGTGGAGGGTGAAATGATGGCTCATGATGCTGCGAGTGCGGCGACTTGGGCATCAGTGCATGCCCGGGTCCAGCCAGCGAACTCCTCTAGGTAGCCGTTCATGTAGTTGCCGGCCTGGTCACGCCCGATGAACAGCCGATCTACCAGCGCCCTGGCGCCACTGGTGTCGGTCACGACAGCACCACCGTTGAGGCTCAGCGCATAGCTGTCGGTGTCCAGTCGCACCGCCAGGCGGAACGTCGTGTTGGCGGCGATGGTGCCGCCGCTGAGATCGGCCACAGTGCTGCCGCTGGTGACCGCCGTTGCCTTCGCTGTGGTGCCGCTGGTTGACAGCTCCAGGCAGTTGTTAGCGGTGTTGTCGTTCAGGCTGGCGATACCCCGGGTGCCGGACGCTTGAGTCCGACCGCGGAAGTAAAGGGTCTTCAGATTGTTGATGCCTGCCGTCAGGCTCAGGATGTCCCACACATCCGCCGTGCTACTGGCGGCAAGGGTTGTGGTGGGGACGTAGGGGGCCGGCCCTGAAGTAGCCGTAAATGCCACCAGCGCAGCAAGAGCTTCGTTGGATGTGGAGCCGGCGTAGATGGGAATTCGAGTGGCAGAGTTGGTGTTGTTGGTGAACGCAAGAATAAGCGAGTTTGATGCAGCCGTGGCAACAGCCGATGCTCTAATGCTGCAACGATACCATCCGTTAGGATACGGCTCAATAAATCCAGTGCAATTACTTTCTATCCCTATGGCGCCGGTCGCAAGATTAAAGTTAGCGAAACGCGTATTAGAGAAACCTGCGACACCAACGGTGAGCTGCACCCAGTCAACAGTAGACCTTTTAAGAAAAATTGAACCCGTATAAGTCGCTCCGCTGGTAACGCTAACGGCACTCGCATTAAACGTGTGGGAAGTAGCGGTAATGGTTTCATTGACAGCATACGCTGTCTGGTTGTCTGGTCCGGTGCTAGATGCAGAAACAGTCGTGGCGCTTTTAGCGTATGAGGCCGCCGTTAAATCTGCTGAATTAAGATTCAGATTCGTCACCACCCCCCAAGTCCTCGCCCCCAGGCACGACAGAGCCGTCGGGTCGAACTCAATCACCGGAGCATTCGCTGCCGGCAGCGCCAGCACGCCATCAGGCTCTACGGCCCATGCTGGGGATGCGCTGTTGTAGGTGCCGAGCACCGATCCTGTGATCAGGTCTCGCGCATGGCCCGTCCTGGCTGGGGCGATGTGGAACGATGGCACCGCGCCAGCCGCTCGATACAGTGATCCCCGGCGGAATGGCGTCCCTAGGACAGGCCTCAGCACCGGCACAAGATGCGTCATGCTCCCACCTCCCCGGTCAGCAGAAACTCGTCGGTCGTCGGCAGCGCGATCACGCTGGCGGTGGCGTACTGATACGCCGTCCCGGTCGCGCTCAGCGCTGCCCTACGGGTCGCCCCCGCCCCTGCAACCACGCTCACCCGGCCCGTGCCGTACTGCAGCAGCAAGGCCTCAAACTCAGCCCCCAGCCCCGTCGGGTATGTCACCGTCACAGCGCTGGAGCTGGTGAACACCAGCAGTTCCGACTGGTTCTCGATCGTCAGCATCAGGGTCGTGCCGCTCACCGTGCGACGTCGAATGATCCCTGCAGGCCCGCGCAGCCCAGGCACAGCCACCGCCACGCCAGCATCCCCAAGGTTGGTCACGCTCGCGGTCATGGCCTGCTCCTCGTTGCCGCAACAGTGACCTGACCGCCCATCGGGTAGTAGCTGTCACCGCCGACCCGGTAGTTCAGGTCGTAGGCGTACTGATCGCTGGCAGGCAGGGCCACGGTCGTCGCAGGGTCCAGGCGCATGCGCAGGGTGCCGGCAGCAGAGCTCAAGATGGTCTCGGTGAACGATGCCACCAGACTGCCGTCGATGAGGCTCTTGATGTCGGCGTCGAGCGTTGCGCCGGCCAGGCTCACCGCCTTGCCCACCTCGTAGTTGATGCCGGTCAGGTCCTCGGCGATCGGGCTGATCCCGATCGTGGCGCCGCCCAGCGTCAAGCTGACCCGGAACGCATCGGAGGTCAACCCCGAGGCGATCACGTAGTATCCCGTCACCCCGCGCATCCCGCACGGGAACGTTCCCGCGTCTGATCGGAACCCCACAACATCGCCAGCCACAAACCCATGGCACCGCAGGCCGATCAGGTCGCTACCAGCCGTCAGGGTCACAGCTCGAACGTTCTCCAGCAGTTGCACGTCCAGCTGGAACGTGCCGCCCTGGACCACCGTGATGGGGTAGTCCGCCGGGATCATCGGCCGCTCCCGACGGTTCCCACCACGCTTGGGCTGCCGCCGCTGATGCTCACCAACCTCAGCCGCACGAACCGCACAGGGCCCCTCATTTGGTACAGGTAGGTTCCGTTGGCGGTAATGGTGTAGCTGTCGACTACGCCATCGCTCAGGCGTCCGTAGTTCGTGCCGTCCAGGCTGCCCTCGAATGCCACGACCACGTTTGTGCCGATGCTGCTGACGACGACCTGAAACGTCAGATCAACTCCGGTCGATTCTCGCGCCGTGCCGACGCCCGCAGCGGTCAGGGTCCCGAGGTCGCGGACCACGAACCCAGATGTTGCGCCGAGGGTCATGGTCGCGCCTCCTGTGGCCTCATCCTAGCGGCGGTCACGCATGCACCTCCTGGGCCACCAGCGTGCCGCGCTTGAACGTCATCGCCGCAGTGTCGCTGTAGTTCGTCACCTGCATTGACACCTCTCCACCGGCCGGAACGGTGACCATCCAGCGGCTGGCCAGATTGGTCTCAGCATTGCCGCTGCCCGAGGATTGCCTGACCTCCGTCTCAGGGATTGAAACGCCATTCAGCGCGATCCGCAGGCCCAGCACGTGATTGTTGCCGCCGATCAGGTTCACGCGGGCCAGCACGTCCAGCAGGACGGCGGACGCGCCGGTGTTGCGCAGCCCGAACGGGTCGGTCGTGCCGATTGCCAGGCCGCTGCTGACCGATGCGTCGAGCGTTCCGGCGGCGCCGATCGCTCGGTACGTGCCCGCCGCAGCGCCAGCCACCGTCGCATCGGTCGTCCGGCTTGCCTGGCCGCGCACGTCAGCTGCTGCCAGGAAATAGGGCAGGGCCGCCCATGCTGTCGTCCCGTCGCCCATCTTCATCCGCCGGGTGTCGGTCTCGATGCCGAACTCTCGAGCCAGCAAGACCGGATTCGCCGCGGTCCATGCCGCTGCTGTGTCGCCGCGCATCTTCAGCCTGGTGATCCGTTCGCTCATGCCTCGCCTCCATCCAGGATGTTGTCGTAGACGTACTGGGTGCTGGCCGTGCCGCCATCCATCACCACCTCGCTTTCGGTGCCAACGCTATCGCCTTCGAGCACCGCTGGGCCCGCCGGCAGCACCTGCGGCGCCACCGTGGCCTGCATCTGCACGATGCTCAGCCGACCATCGTCAATCGGCTTGACATTCCGGACGGTGTAGGGCACGGCATCGACGACGATTCCGGCGCCATATTCGAGGTTGCCGAACTCGCTGGTCTTGACCGTCAGTTCGTAGTCGGTGCTCATCACCATCCCGTCGGCGATGATCTCGCCGGGCATCATCAGCAGCCCCAAACCAGAAACGGCGCCGGCAGTCACACTGCTGGCGCCGAAGCTGAAGAGCAGATCCAGGTCTGCGTCGATCACAGGTACTTGGCAGAGCCTCGTCCCATCACGCTCGCGGCGCCGGTGCCAGTGCCGCCAGTCACGGTGAACAGCACTCGCACGTAACGGCGCAGGATGTCGCTGTTCAGGGTCAGCGTGGCGAATCCGGCGGTGTTGGCTGCAGCAGCAGTGAAGCCCCCACCGGTCACGTCGACGAAATCGCCCGCGGTGGTGGTGTCGCTGTGCTGAATCTTCGCGGTCAAGGTGACGCCAGCTCCAGCCGGGGCGTGGTCGATGCTGAGGGTGATGTCGCCCTCAAAGGGCAGCAGATCAACAGTCAGCGCGGCAGATGCGGCGTCGGTACCGGCGCCGGTGGCGCTGACGACCTTGTTGGAGTGCAGCTGAAAGGCGGTCGTTTTGCCGCCGAGGTTCTGGATGGTCATTTGTCGGTCGGGGGCTTGGTGGTTCGGGGCTTGCAGACCGCAGGGGCTGCGGGTTCCGGCGCTGCCGCCGGGATGGCCAGCCGCTGACTGATCAGCAGCTTTGCATCAGGTCCGGTGACCTGAATCGGGTCCGGGCCGGCCTGGTGGGGCTGGCCCGAGATGCAGCAGTCCGTCAGCAGGATGACCCAAGCCATCAGGTCCCCCGGGCGAAGCTGGCAGCACGACGGCAGACCCAGTCGATGTCCTGCATGACGGTGTAGAGCACCTGGCCCTTTGCCGACTGAGAGTAGGGATCAACGACGATGTCAAGGCCGCTCCAGGTCGCCAGGATCATGTCAGAGAACACACCGGCGAAAACATCGTTGGTCTGCACCTGGTTGCTCATCTGAGCCGGATACCGGCCGATGTTGCCGGCGTCATTGATGATGTAATCCGCCCCGGCGGCGCTGGCCCGCAGGGTGATCATGCCGCCGACCATGGTCTGCGAGTTCATGATGTAGCGGAAGTTGGTCGGCGTCACGTTTGCCGCCAGGCAGGCGCCCAGCAGCTGGATGTAGTCCGCCCAGTCACCCGAGTCGTGGGTGCCACCGCCAAGAGTGGCGGGATACACCTGGCTGGCGCCACCGCCGAGGGTGACCGAGCCGATGCCCGTGACGTTGGTCAGACCCAGGGGTTGGCCGCTGGATCCGCTGCCGTAGAGTCCGGAGCTGTCGAGGCCCAGGGCCAGGCTCTCGGCCATGTCCGACCGGATCAGGGTGTCGATGTCCGGGGTGGTCTGGATCAGGGCCCGGCGGGACACCGGCACCCGCACGCCGATGGTCTTGGGGGTGCTCGAGATCAAGCCGAAGGTGGCATCGGATGGGGTGACATCAACATCCTCCCCGACCCAGTAGTGCTGGCTGGCGGCGGTCTTCCGCGGGATGTCAACGTTGCCGGTCAGGCCGGTAAGGGTAGTGATCCCGGACTGCAGCAGGGCCGACTGGTTCCGCAGCAGATCAATGAACGATCCGGCCAGCAGCTCGGTGCCGACCAGGGCGCCACCGGCGGAGAACGTGCCGACGTTCGCGCGGCTGTGCACCATCCAGTCGAACGGGACCAAGGCGCCGTTGGCGCTGCGGCCCTCCTTTTGCTCAACAGCGCGGCTCAGCTCCAGTTCGAAGCCGGCAGCATCGCGGGCCGAGGCATTGCTGGGGTCAGCCAGGTAGCGCAGCAGCTTGACGATGGAGTAGCGCTGCAGATCCTTGCGGTCCATGCCCAGCAGGGCGTCGGGCTCCACATGCAACCCGCCAGGCTGCAGCTCACGGGAGCGCTGGCCGACCTTGTCCAGCACCTGCTCACGGGCCTGGTCAAGGCTGGCGCCGCTGGTGATCAGGTCATCGGCCATGCCCTCGGGCATGGAATGCTGGCGGCAGAGAGCTTGCAGGCTCTGGATGCGCTCACGCTCGGCCTGCGCGGCCGAGGCGGCATCGTTGACGGTCTCAACGGTCATGATCTCGGGCGGGGCCGATGTGTTCCGCTCAAGCGTAGCGAGGTCGTTTTGTGGAGCCGGCTGTGCCGGCTCATCCGCTGCCCTTGATCGCGGCGCATCGTGGCCGACGGTGTTATCAGCCGGGATGCTCACGGTGCTCACCTCCAGCGGCGCCCACTTCGTGATCAGCACCTGGCCCTCGCCCATGTCGACGGCCTCGCGGATCTCGTAGGCGAAGCTCACCTTTCGCGTGATGCCAGCTTCAATGTCGGCGCGGCGGCGGGCCTCCTCTGACCCAGTGATCTCGGTGTTCGGGCTCCAGCGGGTCGTCACCACTCCCATCCGGTCGGCACCGATCTCAGCGCTCGTCACCACCCCCAGCACCACATCACGGTTGTGGTTCCACAGATGCGCCGCCCCCGTCTGCAGCCGGCTCAGGTCCGCAGCGCCTGGGGCGTGGCTCAGCACCTCGCGGCCGAACCATCGGTCGACCGGCTCTTCACTGCTGAACGTGAACCGCACGCCTTCGTCAGTCGCGGTCGGCGCTGCGTCCATCGCCATCTCGCGCGTCTGCTGAAGCTCGCCCTTGTAGCGCTGCTGCAGCTCAGTCCCGGTCAGCATCCGAGGCTCCGGAGCGGATTGGGCCAGCTTGCTGGCAGGGATGATCCAGAACTTGCACAGCGCCCCGGGCAGAATCTCGCCCTCGACGATCTCGCATGCCGCCGGCCCCTGATAGAAGGCGCAGTTGCTGCACACCATCCCCTGCCCGGCAAACGGGCTCTCCGGCATGTAGTGGGCATCAGCTTGACCGAACTGGCCGACCTCGTCGGTGATCTCCTCCAGCGCTTCGTAGAGCATCCCCTGCGCCACGGTCATGTCAGGCGTCAGCTCGCGGGACTTCTCTCCCGTCGCCTCCTCGAACAGAATCGCCTCATGGTCGTGATCGCTCAGCCATGCCTTGGCCTGCTCCGGAGTGAACCGCTCGGCGTCGAATCGGATTGCCTGCAGCCGCACCGGCTCGCCCTCCTTGATGCCATAGATGAAATCCACGCCATCGCCACCGGCGCCATTCTCCCGCCGGAATCGGTCAAACTCCTCCGGGTCGATCAGTCGCGCCGCGTGCTCGTTCGGGTATGGCCTGGCCTCAGTTTCCGGCATCGCTGGCTGTGATCGGTCCGCCTTGATGCTATCGGCGCGCGCAGTGGCCCACTGCTGACCAGGATCGCCGCCCCAGGCCGCCCACGCCACTCGCCCAGGGCTTGGGTAGCCCTCCTCTCCGGGCCGAAACCCCTCCGCGCGCTTGTCGACCTCATGCCTGGCAAACCATGCCGCCATCACGATCACGGTCTGTTCTGACAAGGCATCGCCGGACAGGATCTGCGTGGCCCTGCGGGCCGCTACTGCTGTCCCGCCACGCCTTCCCTCTGCCTTCCAGTCGCGGTAGCGCTGTGCCTCCTCTCGCATCCCATCAGTCGGGATCAGATCAGCCATCCTGCGGCCCTCCCTGCTGCGTCAGTTCCGGCAGCGTGACCGTTACCCCGTACTGGTTCTCCAGCTGGCGTTCGGCCTGCTTGTCCTTCAGGACCTGCTCGTAGGTCGTGCCCAGCGCCGTGCAGATCCGGATCTTGCTGGTGTAGCCGGCCCCCTCGCTGATGACGTTCGCCTCGGCCTCCTTCTTCGGGTCAACCCAGGCCCAGCCGCGGGGCTGCCATTGCGCCGCGTCCAGATAGCGATCAGGCCGCAGCTCGAAGTCCGCCAGTGGCACCGCACCAGACAGGACCGCCAGCGGCAGCCACTCGCGGAAGACCCTCTCGTGCAACCGCTGGATCAGCTGGGTTTGCAGCACCGCCCAGGCATCCTGATCCTGCAGGTACTCCTGCCGCTGGCTGCTGTAGCTCGCCTGGCTGGCGTCGCGGGTCAGGCTCGCATAGCTCACGCCGGTGCCTGCCGCCATGCGCCGGGTTTTCTGCCGGACGAACATCTCCAGCTGCGAGTCCGGCGCGTTCATCTGCGGGATCTCGACCGATTCGCCCGGTCGCAAGTACTTGAAGACGCCCGGCTCAAAGTCGGTCACCCGCTCGCCATCCACCACCCCGTCGCCGGTCAGCTCGCCCTCCCCATTGGTGATGAATCCCATCTGAGACGCCGCCGCCCTGGCCCGGATCGTTGCGGCCTTCTCGTAACCGTCGAGCTGATGAGCATCGCTCATCACCGGAGCCACCAATGGAACTCCCCTGCTCTGCCCGACTCGGGTGGGGAAAAACACGTGGATAATGTCGGTCGCCGGCACTCGCTCCACTCGGCGCTGCCCAGGATTGTTCCCGCTCGTCAGGTAGTCGCCCGGATGTGATGTCAGGATCGCGTAGGTCTGCGGGCGGCCCCATTCGTCGATCTCGATTCCCATCCGCCAGCGATTCCCGACAGCCTTCAGCGGCCCGACGTAGTTCAGGTCCAGCTGGTCGGACTCGATCATCTCCAGCGCCAGCGGGACGCGATTCGTCGCGCCGAATGCTCTCCGCACGATCCGGATCAGCAGCTCCCCGGAGTCGACCGGCTCCATCGCCGCCATCCACTCGAAGTCCAGGAACGACCGCAGCCCGGCCACGTCGCAGCTGTCCTGCCGACCCCATCGGCGCCAGGCGCGTTCGATCATGCTGTTGGCCGTCTCATCCAGCCCGCCGCCACGCAGGCGCTGAACCTGCATCTGCAGCTGAATCCCCGCCGGGCCCACGATGTTGTCCCGGCACAGCCGCTTCAGCTGTGGGACGTAGGGCGTGTCTCGGTCCATCGACCGGGCCCGGTTTCGCAGCCGCGGCAGGCTGCCCTGGATCTCGGCGTCGGCACTCGTGCCGCTGGTCAGCCAGTCGGCGGTCAACCGGTCCGCCACGGCCCCCTCGTAGCCGCGTCGACGTGGCCGCAGGACCGGCACCGGCGGCTCCCACTCCCATCCGGTCGCCCTCAGCAGCCTGCCCCAGATCCCCATCAGCTGAACCTCACGAACAGGTTGAACGGGTTGCCCTTGCCGTTGGCCACCGCCTCGGCGGCCTCCTCTCGCGCCACCTCAGCCTTGAGCTGGCCCTCAAGCTGCAGCAGCTCCGCCAGGTCGTAGCGCTTGACCATCCGCGTGCCAATCCGATACTCCTGTGCTCCTCCCCCAGCGATCACCGCACGGATCGCGGACTGGCAGGCATCGAGGTCCTGGCGAGCCTGACTGCGCGCATCGACGGCACCGGCGGCCGTCAGGCTCGCCAGCACGTCAAACGACCCGCTGGCGATGGTGTAGGCCACAGCGCCGAGGGTCGCCACGCTCTGCCAGCTGCCGCGCTGACCCGTCGGGAACAGCGCCGTCACCCCGGCGCTCAAGGTCGATTCCCACCCGCTGCCATAGGTCGCACCCGTGGCCTGGGTCGCACCGGTCGCCACGGGGAATCGGACGTAGGTGTTCAGGGCCCAGCCGCCGGTGCTGCGTATAGGGTCCAGCGTCGGCGTCGCGGTCTCATCGGTGCGCCAGATCACCGTGTCGCCTGGCCGGATCTGATCGGGGAACGTCGGGCTCATCACCAGTTCTGAACGAACCCGCCACGGCGTCGGGGCTGCCGTGACTCTAGCGGCGCCGTGCCGGTCGGGGCTTCGGGGGGTGGTGGGGGCTCTGCTGGGTTGAGTGCGGCCCGCAGCTGGTCCCACATCGTTGCCCGGTTGTAGCGGCGCTTCAGCAGCTCCAAGATGGCCAGGCAGTAGACGAACAGGTCTAGCGGCTCGTTTCGTGCTCCGGCAGGCTTCTCCCACGTTGACACCTGAAACCCTTTCACCGATCGCGGCACCAACCGCTCACAGGTCAGGCCGCGCAGGTACTCGTCAGTTGTGCCGCTGCCGAAATGAATCACACCCGGCCCGCTGCCCTCATGCTTGAGCCGCGCGTAGATCGTTCGCTTCAGCGTGTCGGTGCCGACCAGGTACAGCATCACGCCGCCCTTGATTGTCTTTCCGCTTGTGCTGACGTCGACTCGCTTGCCTTTGTTCAGCACAGGCGCCGCGCGCGTTGAGCTGCCCTTGAGTGCGACCACACCCTGAGACTTTCGCTCGCGGCAATAGTTGTAAGCCTCCTGCGTGAAATGCCCGCCCGTATCAACGCCACAGAGCCTGACTTTCATCGTGCCTCCGCCATCTCGCGGCCATTCCGTCTCGCGGATGGTGTCAATCTGTTGCCACACATCGGCCGCAGATGGGTCGCCCTCAACCTTCTGATGCCAGATTCGCCATGATTCCTCCCCATGACCGAATCCCCAGACCGTCGTCTCAAGCCACGTGTCCTGCACGTCGACGGACATCAGCAGCACCAGCACGCCATCGGGACACGTGCCGTCGCTGTGGCACGTCTCGCTGACTCGGCTCATCAGACCGTCGGCGCTGATCGCTGCAATCGCGGCATCTTCCCATGCCTCGGCCGCCCTCTTGTTCACCCAGCCCTTGAGCAGCAGCGGATCGTTCTTCGCCCGCAGAAACTCGTCGCGGATCATCTCCCAGCTGGTCCAGCCCGCTGGCGCATACCAGCCCGGCAGGTGAAAGCCGGCGGTCATCCCGTCGCCCAGGGCGCTCGGTCTCCACTCGGCGCCGATCAGCATGCTCGTCTTGTGGTGCTGCGCCACCCTCTCTCCGCATGCTGGGCACTGACACCACACCTCCCCATCGGGGCGATCCCAGCGCATGTGCTCGCGCCACTGCAGCACCTCCCTCGCGCCGCAGCACGGCATCAGCACCGCTAGCTGGCGACGGTCGCTCCTGCTCTCGAACTCCGCCGTGATCCGGCACATGCCGCGCGTGCCTGGCGTGCTCGTGATCAAGACCTTGCCCATCGGGAACGTGCTCGTTCGGGTCTCGGCGTTCTCCAACGGGTCGCCTTTGTCGTCGGCCTCGAGCGGATAGGAGCTCACCTCATCGGCTGCCAGGTAGGCCGCCGGCATCGACTGCAGACCACTGCCGCTGTTCGCGCCGGTCAGCACGAACAGCCCTCCGCGGAACTCCTTCAGGAACATCGTGTTGCCCGAGTCGCGGCTTCGCGCCGGAGCGATCAGCTCCGACAGCACCGGTGTCTCCTTCAGCAGCGGGTCCAGCCGTTGGCGGTTCAGGCGCTTCGCCATGTCGAGGGTGGGCTGCACCAGCAGGGCTGGCCCCGGCCACAGATGGATGATTGCCCCCAACCAGTTCAGCACAACCTCGGTCTTCCCCATCTGGCTGCCAAACATCAGCACCACCCGCCGCCATGGGCTGCTCGGGCTCAGGCAGTCCATCGGTTCCCGCAGGTACGGCGTCCGATCTGTCCGCCATGGCCCAGGTTCGCTGCTGCCCTTGCGCGACAGCATCCGATGCCTGTCCGCCCATTCGCTCACCGTCATCGGATCCGGTGGCCTGAGCCCCTCCAGGAAGGCCAGCCGGTAGGTCTCGGCAGCGTCAGCCATCAGCCAACCCCCGCAGCGCCACCCGGATCTCTTCATTGATCAGCCGATGGCATTGCGCCGGATCCTGCGTCGCCGCCAGCATTGGTGCCAGGCGGTCGGCAATCCCCATCAACTTGTCCCGGACCGCACGGGCCAGGGCGAAGGCTTCCTTGCGGACGTCAATCGCAGGGACCAGCTCGGCCCTTCCCTGCAACGCCTCCTGCTTCGCCTTCTCCGCCTGGTAGTGCTCCCGTCGCGCTCGGCTTTCGTTCAGATCTGGGATCTGATCCTCAGGCAGTGACTCAATGAACTGCCGCAGCTGGCGCGCGGTTGGTGTCGCCGGGGCGGCTCCAGCGGTGTTGGGCGGTGGTTGCTGCAGGGTGTTGCGGCCCCACAGCGCGTCCGCTTTCTCCAGGTCAATCAACTGCTTGCCGTTCTGCGTCACGACAGCATCAGCGATCCGCCCGGACTTGATGGCGGTCGTCACGGCGGCGGGGGTGACGCCGCGGTGCTTGGCGTAGGCGCTCTTGAGAACGAGAATCACTTGCAGAGCTTAAACCTTAAGTTAAAGGTACTAGCAGCCCCTTAAAAGATCTAAGGGAGGGGCTGAGAGTGCTTGCTATGACTGGATTTTAGCGGGTTTCAAGCCTCCCGCTAGAAAAAGCCCGCGGGTCCGAAAGTAACCGCACCCGGCCCCCCTCCGGAAGGACCCAAGCCCGATCGGGCAACCGGGGAATCCCAGCCCGGCATGCTATTGCGACTCATTCGCAACTAGGCCAGGCCGACGCGGCGCAGGGTCACCTGCAGCTGCCCCGCCATGGCGGTCCTGAACTCAGCCTGCACGACCGGCGCCAGCATGCGCTCAAGGTCCAGGGTCTGGCGCCGCGGCCGGCTGGGGCTGAGCACGCCGAGGAGGGTGAGCCAGCTGGTGCGGTTCCGCCCCTGGCCGCGACCGCTGCGCACGTACAGCCCCATGGCCACCCCGCCGCGCAGGGGCAGAAGGAACGGCTCGGACTGCACGACCCGGCTCAGCGTCGCCCGCGGCACGTTGCCCTGAGGCGTCCGCCCAAGCGACCGGGCCGGGACGAACACCCGCCCGCGGCCGCCGCCCAACTTCAGGTCGATGCCCTTCGTCACAGGCCGGCTGCCGGTCAGCAGCGGGCCCAGGTAGCGGCCGGCCGCCCGGGGCTGGGTGCTGGCGAATCCCACCTCCGCCTGCAGGTCTGAGGGCTGGATGTAGCGGCTGGCGTAGGTGCCGCCGATGGTCCAGCGGGTGGCGCCGCCCTCAATCGGGCCGCCCGAGGGCTTGGCCAGCTCCTGGCGCAGGTGGTCGCGGGTGGCGGTGGCGGTGGCCTTCAGCGCCAGGGCGGTGGCGGTGGCCAGCTGCTGCCCTGTCAGCAGGGCCAGCTGGCGGGCGGTGACGTCCAGACCGCTGGTGTCGACGGTGATCTGGGCCATGGCGGTTACGGGCGGCAGGCATGGGTTCAGTCTGGGGCGCGTTACGCAGACCCCTTGCTGTAACAGGGTTGTTACGGGTTGCGTAACACCCCAAACCCCTTGCGCCGCAGCCGATCTGAGCCGCCCCCCTTGTATTTGTAACGGTGTAACAGGGAATAGAGAGAGAGAGAGAGAGAGAGAGAGAGAGAGAGAGAGAGAGAGAGATAGGGGTCTCTCCTCCGGGGCGTTACAGCCGTTACGGCGTAACAATCCAGTCACCGCAAGGGGTTTGGCCGTTACAGGGGCGTTACAGGGGCGTTACAGCTACCCCGTCACGGCCGTTACAGGTTGAGGGTGTCCAGGCTCAGTCGAGTGCCGCGCGAGACCGAGCCAAGGCCGCGAAACCTAGTCGGGCCAGTGCGTTCAGCCCCCTGCAGTCTGGCCAGGACCGTCGCCCAGCAGTTCGCCCAGGCTGTGTCTGCCAGGATCGCCGCAACCTCGCGGGCGGTGTTGCTGATCACCAGGGCGGCGCCATCCAGGCGCAGCCCGTGACGTTCGATCGTGGCGCTGGCGAGATCGGGGCCCACGTCGATGTCCGGCTGACGGTGAGCGGCGATCAGCACCAGCTCCCCCACGGTTCGCGTGACCGTCCGCTGCCCCTCAACCCTGAGTTGGTGCTGCAGGATCCGCTGGAGGCAGCGATGCTCGTCAGGGGCCTCGGTGGCCTGGCTGTAGGGCTCCCAGTCGTTCTGATCGATGAACTGCTGAGCCTGCTGCGGAGTGATCGGCTGGTGTGACTGAAGCGACCATGCGCCGGCCAGCAGGGTGCCGTACTGATCCCCGAGGCGCTGCGAGTTAAACGCCAGCGCTGCCTGCCGAGTCAGCACGCCGATGGATTCCCGAATCGCCGGGATCAGCCGAAGGGTGCGCGCCTGCAGGGCCCGGCCGACGGCGGGCGTCACCAGGTCCAAGTCGGCGCTGAGCTGATCCCAGTGCGTTTTCAGCTGATTAGCCGGAGCATCGCCCGGGCTGCGGAGGGTGAGCTGGGCGAATCGGCTGAGGTCGGCGCCCTGCTTCAGCCCGTGAGCGATCGAGCTGAACAGGAACATCGACCGGATGACGAACCGCTGAGCATCGCCCTCGGGCGTGCCCTTGAGGGTCTGGGCGGCTGACTCTGATGATGCGACTCGAGCCAGGCCGAGGATCGACTGGATCCGCTGCTGGTCCTGCCGCTCGTTGCCCTCAGCCTCATCGAAGACGACAGGCAGGGCGTCGGCGCGCAATGCCTGGCGGATGCCCGGCTCGGTGGTGTTGCCCAGCACGACCAGGCCCATATCCCCCAGCAGGGGGATGACGTAGCGGTCGAGGATGGCAGACTTGCCGGATCCCGCGGCACCAGTGAGCCAGCAGTGGGGGCGCCAGGGCAGCGCCCCGCAGATCGGGGCCAGGGCGACCCAGCCGGCCAGCAGGGTCCCCGATGCTGGGACCTCCCATCGGAACCGCTCGGCGAAGGCGGCGAGCATCTGGCATCCCTGGTCATCAAGGGGCACGGCATCGCCCGGGCCGGAGAGGGCGCCGAGGCGCTGGTAGAGGGCGCGGCTGCCGGGCTGCTGATGGCTGACCGGAAGGGTCTCGCCGGCGACGATCAGGCGATCCCCTAGGTGCAGCACCGGCTGGCCCTGGTCCCACCATGCGCCACGGCCGCGGATCCTGGCGGGCTGGTAGACCCCGACGGCGGCCTGCAGGTGGAACAGCCGAGCCGCGACAGCGGTCCAGTTCGGGCCGCTCTTGCCGGGGGCGATCGCCTCCCAGTAGGCCAGCGGCGCCAGGGCGACAAGGTTGGTGCTGGTGTGCGCCGATCGAGCCAGCCGCATGACCTGCCCGGTGCTGTGAGGCTGGTAGTAATAGGCGTCACCGTCGAAGCCCAACAGGACGAACGGCTCGCGGTGCTCAGGCTCCTCCGGTGGCTCTGGCGGGTCTGGCGGGTCCGGCGGGGATGACGGCGCCGGCTCGCTGCTGCGGGTGTGATACCGCAGCCGGTCCAGCAGCTTGGCCTCGGGCGTCCCGGGGCGAGGGCTGCGCTTCGCTGCGCCGGTGAATCGGCGCATGGCCTTGCGCCGGTCGAAGTCGGGCGACAGGCGGGATGCGGCGCTGCAGTGATCACGGAACAGATCTTCAGCCGTGACGTCGGGCCGCACGCCCTGGGCCAGCAGCCATGCCTCGGTGCCCTGCAGGTCCAGCGCGAGGCGAAGGTGGTCATCGTTCCAGGCGCCGGGAGTGCCGCCGGTCTCGATGAGAGCGCGAGAGTCGCGTGTGACGAAGTCGATCAGCGGGACGGTGCCGGAGGTTGGCGGCGGTGGCAGATCGGGCTGCGGCTCTGGGTCGGCCGGGCGCCGCATCAGCTCCAGCAGCTCATCCGGGGCCTCGGCCAGCGGCAGGTCGGCGGGGCTGCAGCCGCTGACCCAGCGGTAGGCGCCGGTGAGCGGGTGGGCCCCGGCGACGATCGACTGCTGGCCCTGCCATCGCAGGTCAAGGTTCTCGGCCTTGCCGTCGTCGCCGATGACCCGCTGACCATCGGAGTCGAGGGGAAAACGCTTCGTGGGGCGGAGTCCGTCCTGGCGATCGGGCGCGACCGTGAACAACAGCTGCTGACGCCCGGGCCGGCCGGATGTGACCGCCCAGGTCATCGGCAGCCCGAGCAGTGGCACCCCGAGGCGGGTGAGTTCATCGGCGGCGCTGCGGCCGTCCAGGTCGACGGCCATGAGGCCCGATGCCGGGCCGAGCTGCACGCCGATGCCACGGGCCTTGCCGCTGGCGATCTGGCGAGCCATCCCGGCCTGATCCAGCGGTCGGCGCTCCCATTGGCGCTGATAGGGGCGCTTCTCCCCGTCGACCGCGACGAAGTGCCAGTGGGCCGGCAGGCGGGCGAGTTCGGTGAGCAGGTCAGGCTGCGCCACGCATCATCGCCTCGTCGATGAGATCGCGGATGACGTCGGCCACGCTGCGCAGGGGGCTGGCCTGGCGCTGCAGCCACTGGCGCTGGTCGGGGCGGATCAGGGCGACCAGCCGGACGGGTCTCATCGTAGGTTGTGCCAGACTGTGCCCATAGTGTACCATCAACGGGCCATGCTGACCCTCCGCCCCCGCCAGTCCCAGGCGCTGCAGGACCTGCGGCAGTCTTACGCCAGCGGGGCGCGGGCGCCGGTACTGGTGGCCCCCACCGGATTCGGCAAGACCGCGGTGAGCTGCGAGATCATCCGGGCCGCCCTGGCGAAGGGCCGACGGGTGTGGTTCCTGGCGCACCTACGCGAGATCCTCGATGACACGGCAGAACGGCTGGCCCAGGCGGGGATCCCCCACGGTCAGATCCGTGCCGGGCATCGGCCGGACCCTGACCAGCCGGTGCAGGTGGTCGGGGTGCAGACTGCAGCCCGCCGCCAGGGGCTGCCGGCCCCGGGCCTGATCATCATCGACGAGTGCCACCTAGCCGTTGCCCAGACCTACCGCGCGGTGATCGCCGCGGCCGGAGATCCGTTGCTGCTGGGTCTGACCGGGACGCCGGAGCGTCTTGACGGGCGGGGGCTGGGTGAGCTCTTCGACCGGCTGGTTCTGACGTGCTCCACCGGTGAGCTCATCGCCGAGGGCCTGCTGGCGCGGTGCCGAGTGTTCGCGCCGCCTGGGGCGGATCTGTCGAGCGTGGGCACCAGGGCCGGCGAGTTCGACCAGGGGCAGGCGGGGGAGATCCTCAGCCGGCCGACGGTGGTGGGCGATGCGCTCGAGCACTGGCAGCGCCTGTGCCAGGGTCGGCGCGGGGTGGCGTTCTGCTCCACCGTGCGGCATGCCGAGACGGTGGCCGAGCAGTGGCGATCGGCCGGGTTGCGGGCCGTGGCGGTCAGTGGTGGCAGCGGCGATGACGACCGCCGGGCGGCGGTGGCCCTGCTGCGATCGGGCGAGCTGGACCTGGTGGCCTGCGCGCAGCTGTGGGTCGCTGGGGTCGATGTGCCGGCCCTCGACGCCGTGGTGTGGCTGCGGCCGACGCAGAGCTTGACGGTCTGGCTGCAGGGCTGCGGCCGGGGGCTGCGCATCGCGCCAAGGAAGGCCGACTGCCTGATCCTCGACCACGTCGGCAACGCGCTACGCCACGGGCTTCCGCAGGAGCGGCGGGAGTGGAGCCTGGAGGGTCGTCGCAAGCGACCACGGCAGGGCGAGGCGGCCCCGGGCGTGCGGCAGTGCGAGGCCTGCTACGCCTGCTACGACCCGGCGCTGCCAGCCTGCCCTGAGTGCGGCATGGTGCCGGTTGTGAAGGTGCGACCGCTGATCCAGACCGCCGGCGAGCTGCGCGAGCTCGAGGAGGGTGCCAGACGGGCAAGGCGCCGTGAGCAGGGCCAGGCACGGACCTACGACGACCTGGTGCGCATCGGTAAGGCCCGGGGCATGGCGAACCCTTGGGGGTGGGCCCAGCGGGTCATCCAGGGGCGGATGGCGCGGCGGGCATGAAAAAACCCCCGGGTGGCCGGGGGCGGGGGGCTAGGCAGCGGTTGCTCAGCTGCCGAACAATTCCTCGAAGAGGGCGTCTCCGGTGCCATCGCCGGAATCTTCGAGGCCGTAGGTAGCGCCAATGTCAACCCAGCCGATTTGGGAGTCAAAAATGCCCACGGCGGCCAGTCTTTGGGCGAGGGCGATATTGGCCTCGCGGGTGGTGCCGGGGATCCAGCGAACGATGGGGGTCATTGTGTGCGGTGCGGTGGTGGTGACTCAGGATCGCTCCCGATGCCCTTAATGTAACCCCTACGGGTCAGCGGTGCCAGCACCGCGGCCAGCTCACAGGCTGTCCACAAACCGGAGCAGTTCGGTCAGGTCGGCCTGCGCCTTGCGCATGGAGCCGACGTGCCCCCAGTTGATCGGCTCGGCGGCCGGTGCGGGCCAATCCTGGATCCGATCGTGGAGGGTCTCCAGCAGGTCCAGGACCCTGGCATGAGCCAGGGAGTATTCGTTCTCGGGGCAGGGCTGGGGCATGGTGGTGGGGTGGTGGGGTGGTGCCGGGATACGCTCCCGGCGGGGCGTTAGTGGGGTCAAGCAAGGCGCCCGACGTACCGGGCGTATCCGTAGCCCTCGGTATTCACGAAGAATGGCGGCAGCCCATCAGAGACAACGGCGACCACGACGGTTACAGCGTGATCGCGGAACCAGTCGCGGATCTCGTCATTGCCAACCCAGCTCGTATACTCATCAGCGCTGCATCCGCGAGCTTCGCAGATCTCGCGGAAGCGGAGCATGTTGTCAGGGCTCAGATCACGGCCGCCGATCTTCTCCCATCGGTCGTCATCGGCAAGCAGTGCGCTTCCGATGGCGCAGTATTCACGGACTGACACGTCAATGATCTTGTCGATTCTGCAGATCTCCGTGTACGACCTGTCGGCGATCTTACGGTCGTTATCCGCTAGGCGGTCATTCTTGTTCAGGGCGGGGAAGTCGACTTTGATGATCTGGCCGGTGGCGAAGGCGGTCATGGTGGTGGTGCGGTGTGGTGTGGTGGAGTGCTCGGGATCCCTCCCGATGCCCATAGTGTAACCCCTACGGGTCACCCTTACCACCAGCTGCTGTGCCAGCGGCGAGGGTGGCTCATTGATCATCCGAGGGCTTCGACGCCGTTCTGATTGATCCATGCCGGAACCTCTCCGATCGTTGTGACGCCGTCCCGAATCATCGCGGCGATCAGCTGAACAGCCTGCCAGGGAGTGGCGCGGCGCAGCGCCAGCGAGGCGGTGCCGGTGATGCGGCCTGTCCAGTCGGCCCACAGCACGCCATAGGCGAGCTGCTTAACGGTGAAGTCCGTCGACTGCTGGTCCAGGTTGCGCAGCTGATCAGCCGCTCCACCTTCCCTGGTGCGCTTCATGCGAAAGGACCTGCAGACGGTGGACAGGATCGCGGTCGGGGTCATGGCTGGCGGAGAGCAGTGGAGCACCGATCGGCTCCGGTCCCCTTAATGTAACCCCTACGGGTCACAGCGGACCGCACCAGCTGTGCCAGTCCTACGACTGGCTCCGCCGATTGATAAAGTCAGGCATCGTGAATCGCTTGGCGGTGGTGCATGTTGATCCAGCTGAGCAGCTTTGCCAAGTCAATCTGATCAACATTAACCTTTAGGACTGTTTTCATCGTGAGAAAGTCCCTGTCCAGGGTGACCCCTGGCATTATCTGAGCAGGTACCTGAGCATCGCGCAAAATAATATCTTTCATCATAGTGCAATCTTGAATCATACCTGCTTTGACGAAAGACAGCGCATCGTCGAGATTCCTGCAATACGTCAAGGGCAACTTCCGGGATCCATCCCACATCTTCAGGCGATAGGGGAGACCAGTCGGCCAGGTATAGGCGGGTCGATAATCAATGGTGAACATGGTGTGGTGATGCAGTGAGAAAGGTGCCCGGATGCGCTCCGGGCGGGCGTGAGGTGGTCAGCACGTCAACCCCTCCGCTCCTGCCGCGCCTTGCGCCGCCGCTGGACCTTCTCCGCCCGACCGGCGGGGCTGTCCCAGTAGCAGCGGGAGCAGAGCGGGGCGTGCACTCCAATGGCGGTGCGCCCGCAGGAGCAGCGGGGAAGCTGGGGGGACAGGCCGGCCTGACGTTCGCGCCAGCGCCGGACGGCCTCGGTGTTGCGCCGGGTCATGCTGCGAGCATCCGCCGGACGGTCGAGCGGCTGACGCCAAGGCGTTCGGCGATCGCCTGCTGGGTCAGCCCAGCGCGGCGCCATCGGCGGGCCCGCTGGGGGCGCGACTCGGTCGCCAGGTACAGGATCAGCAGCGGGATGGTGAGCAGGGCCAGCAGGGTGGCCGCGAGGCAGGTGAGGGTGGTCATGGCGTGGTGTGCTGTGAAGTGGTGGTGGTGCCGGTCCGTCCGGCTGAAACTAATGTAACCCCTGCGGGTCAGGCTGACCGCCAGATGGTGGACAGCTCAGGGATTGGCGCATCGCCCAGGTGGTGCACGAACGCTGGACCTGCCAGCTCAGCAGCAGCTGGCGGCAGAGGTTGCGCAGCACCTGGGGATCGGTCTCGGCGTCGATGGCGCGGTTCAGGCGCTCGATCTCGAAGCGCTGCTCGGTGGTGAGGTGCATCGTGCTGGTGATGAGGTGGAATGCCCGGATGCGCTCCGGGCGGGCGGGCGGTGGTCAGGCGGTCAGCTCGTAGCTGCCCAGGTCCTCGACGTTGATGACACGCCACTCGTCGCCGGGGCGGTCGCCGATGCCGACTTCGCGGAGGGCGGCGGCGGCATTTTCTGCGGCGGCTTCGGTGGGCCACTGATTGTCATTGATGTCGACGCCATGGCCCAGGATGTCGGTGTAACCATTGGCGGTCTTGAGGATCAGCGTGAACATGATTCGTGGTGCGGTGGAGTAGTGAACCCGGCGGCTCTCGCCTCCGGTCCCCTCACTGTAACCCCTATGGGTCATCCCGGCACCCCTGCAGGTGGCCACGTCGCAGATCGTCACATTCGCCCTAGGCTGCCGGCATGGCCAACAGCGAGACCACCCTGCAGCAACGCATCCGGCTCAGCTGCAGCCGCGGCCGGGTCCGGCTGTTCCGCAACAACGTCGGGGCGCTGCGGGATGCCACCACGGGCCGGCTGGTTCGGTTCGGCCTGGCCCCAGGCAGCGCCGACCTGATCGGCTGGCGCTCCATCACTATCGGCCCCGAGCACCTGGGCCAGCAACTGGCCCAGTTCGTGTCCCTGGAGATCAAGGCGCCCGGTAGGCTCCGCAGCGCTCGCCCCGATCAGCTGATCTGGCGCGACCGGGTCGCCGCCGCCGGCGGGCTGGCCCTGATCGCCGACAGCGAGCAATCCGCCCTCTCCGCCCTCGACCCATGACCTACGCCATCTCGGTCGACCTCGGCCGCACGATCCACGCATTCCGCTTGCCGCCGTGGATCGACACCGACCACGAGGCCCGGCGGTTTCACCAGTCGCTGTCCGAGGGGCTCTGGTGCGTCGAGCCGGTTCAGCTGGACGGGCACTACCTGGGCTGCGTGCTGCACGAGGACACCGAGCACGGCCTTGCGATCCCGGCCCGCAGCTGGGACGAAGCCTGCGAGGTGCTGGAGGCCATTGCCGTCGGTCAGCTCTGCCGGGCGAACTGATCCAGCAGCAGGGCCCGAGCTGATGGCAGGGCCGCCAGCTCCTCCTCGGTGAGGGTGACGCCGTGGTCGGACCCCACCTCGGACAGGTCGAACACGAAACCCGACGGCCCAGTCCGCAGGGTCATCACGATGGCGCCCTCATCATCGGGCTGCTGATCGCGGTCGTGGATCGCCACGGCGACGACGGTGAGCTGCATCAGGCCTTCTCCAGGCGAGACAGCATCGCCCAGGGCCGCGAGTGTGACCAGGGATCTCCCTCGATCCGCACCCGGTCACCGGGCTGCAGATGCAGGGCGGCGTCGATGGCGATGTCGATGGACCCCTTGGCCATGAACGGCTGCGCGTCAGCGGCGACCGGCTGCAGGTCCAGCTCGCAGCCGCGGTCATGGAAGCGGATCTCGCGCACGGTGCAGAGCATGCCCGTAGCCTAGCGGCTGCGTTGGGTGTGCCGGTCCAGAAATCGTCCACCGGGGGCGGTCAGCGGGGATGCTCTGGGGGATTCTGTGGGGGCACTGCTCTGAGCGCATGACCGATTGGATCACAGACCGACAGCCGACGGAGGCGGATGGAGATTTTGAAGGGGAGGTGGCGGTGTGCCGCAGCCCTAAGGTAGATGAACACTCCTGGATGCACTGGTCCTATGTCGGTCCCAGCACGCCATGGAAGCACACTTTAGGCTGGACGCCGCCCTGGCCTCAGCCCGCCCTCGCAGCCCCTACCACCGAGCCCCGCCAGTTCGTGTCGATCAGACGGACGATCGTGGCAGGTGAGGATCACATTCTCGATGCTATCGCCGATGACGGCACCGCCTGGTGCCTGCGGATGAGCTTGCGCAGTAGCTGGAGCCCCATCTCGCCCCTCCCCGCCCGCGAGGTGCCGGCCGATGCCTGACCTCACCGTCCCCCTGCCCTGCAGTCGCCCCTTCTACGCAGTCGCTGTTTTGGATTCCGGCGATGGCCTCGGCCCGATTCTCCGTGAAACTCTGATTTCAGACGGCAGCCTCCAGTCCGCACTGCAGCGACGCAGCCAGATTGCCGCCGGCCGGGTTAGCACCTACATCGCCGAGTGCCGCATCATCCCCGAGCTGACGCACCATGCCTGACCTCAACTACCACTCCCACCCCGCCATCAGCGCCAGCCATCTAAAGCTGCTGGCATGCCAGACCCCGCGGCACTACTGGGACCGCTACGTCAACCCGGACCCGGCGCCATCGGTCGAGACCGACGCGATGCGGTTCGGCACCCAGCTGCACATGCTGACGCTGGAGCCCGGCCGGTTCGCCGAGTCCTACCACCTGGACCTGACCCCAGTAGACGCCCCCAAGCGCCCTACGGCGAAACAGCGGGAGGCCCTCGGCAAGGTGCCCCGCGAGGGCACGAAAGCGCGAGAGGAGCATGACCGCATCGCCGCCGCCGCCGCATGGTGGGAGGAATGGGACGCCGCTCACCCGGACCAATCAGGCGAGGCCCTGCCGGCTCAGCGCTGGCTGGACCTGCAGGGCATGGCGACCAGCCTAGCCCGCTGCCCGATCATCGGGCCGCTGCTGGCACAGCAGGGGGCCGCTGAGGAGGCGCTGTTCTGGCATGACCCCGACCTTGGCATCGACTGCCGCTGCAAGCCCGACTGGCTGACCTCCGACGGCTGGGTCCTGGATCTGAAATCGTGCGTCAGCGCGAATCCTCGCCGGTTCCGCTGGCAGGCATGGGACCTGGGCTACGACGTCCAGGCATGGTTCTATCTGCGAGGCGTTGAGCGGAAACTGGGCATCAAACCCAAGGGGTTCCTGTTCGCTGCCGTTGAGAAAGGCCGCCCCTACGTCAGCACGCCGATCCTGGCGTCTGATGCTCTGCTCGAGCGTGGCCGCGGCCGGGCCGAGCTGGCGGTGGCTCAGCTGTTAGTGGCGCGCCGAACGGGCGTCTGGCCCGGCTACCTGCCCCCGGGCGAGCTGGCGACGCTGGAGCCCCCCGGCGCCGATGCGCCACCGCCTGCACCTGAACTGGAGCTGTACTGATGTTGCCAACTGTGACCGATCTCGTGAGCGGTTCAGGCGACCGCATGCGAATGAGGACGGCCCTGCGCCAGCTGCAGGTGCCGCAACTGCTCGACCGCCTCGCGGCGGCCGACCCCGGGCCTGAGCATCAGGCTGATGTGCAAACCCTCCGCGACTTTCTGAAATGACCTTTGAGATTCACGAGGCGAAACGAGTAGGAGCCCGCCTGCTGATCCAGCTGTCTGGAGTCTCGGGCAGCGGGAAAACCTATTCCGCTCTCCAGCTTGCCTTCGGTTTGGCCGGTGAAGATGCCAGCAAGATCATTGGCATTGACACGGAAAACCGACGGATGAGCCTGAATGCCGACTGCCTGCCAGGCAAGGCGCGATTCAGGGTCTGCGAGTTCTACGCTCCATTCTCTCCATCCCGTTACATAGAGGCGATTGATGCCTGCATTCAGGCCGGCGCTGAAGTGATCGTGATTGATTCAGTCACTCACGAATGGGAATCTGAAGGGGGATGCGAATGGATTGCGCATTCCGCCAACAGCAGGATTCCCGATTGGAAGCGGGCCAAGGCTGAGCACAAGAGGTTCATGACCTACATGCTCCAATCGCCGGCTCACATTATCTGCTGCACAAGAGCCAGGGAGAAGACTGACTTCACCGATCCAAAGAATCCGCGCAGCCTCGGACTTCAGCCAATTCAAGAAAAAAACTTCAGCTATGAGGCCACCGTATCGTTGATGATGCTGAACAGCGGTGCCAGCCAGGATGTACTCAAGTGCCCTGCCGAACTGGTCAAGATCTTGGGTCGCGGCAGGGGATACCTGACTGCCAAGGATGGCCTGGCCCTGCGCTCTTGGGTTGATGGGGCCGAGCCGATCAATCAGCAGGTCGAGAGGGCCCGAGGCATCCTGCAGAATGCGGCCGCCGCTGGCGTTGCTGCACTTCGCAAGGCGATGGATTCCGTTCCTGAGCCTGTCAAGGTTCTACTGCCCGACTCGTTCGTTGAGTCCGTCGTGGCATCGGCCGAGGCATTCGACCGCGAGCGGATCCAGCAGGGGCAGCCATCCGAGGCTGCCGCAGATCTGCGGGACCGCGCATCCAGCACCTTGGACGCCGCCCTCCGCAGCGTCCCCCAGCTCACCAGCCCCACGGCCCTGGTGAACTCGAAACGTAGGGCCGATGCCCTGCTGGCCGACGGCAACCTGACCGCCGAGGATCACGCCGCGATCCTGGAGGCCATCGATGCCCGCGCCGCCGAGCTGAGCCAGGCTGGGGAGGTGCAGGGTGACTGATCCATGTCTTAACGCCCGCGAGATCGTCTTCCGCGCCGCGATTGAAGCGGCCAGCCTGTCGTTCGACCGAGGCATCAGCACCGCCGCCGAAATGATCCGCGAGGCGGCCCGCAACGAAACTTTCCTGGCTGCCCTCCGCCATGACCCAGGGCCCGCGCTGGCCCAGCTGGCAACTGCCATCGAATCCACCAACCAACCAACAACAGACCCATGACCTTGACTGATCCCCACGCTGTAAATGCATTCAATGCACGAATCCAAATAGCCCCTGAAGAATGGTCTAGGCCACTTCGTGAGGTTATTGATACTCTTGATGGCGTACTGACTGGCATGGACCAGTTTGGCCTTGAAGATCCTGCCATGGCTGTTGCGCTAACCAAGCTTGTGCTTGAGCGCCACGATGCAATCACCTACGGCTGACCCATGAACCAAATCACCCTCATCGGCCGCGCAGGCCGAGACCCCGAGGCCCGCTACTTCGAGTCGGGCACAATGGTCGCCAATCTCACCCTGGCGGTCAGCGCATTCAAGCGCGATGACCCGCCGGAATGGTTCAACCTGGAGATCTGGGGCAAGCAGGCCCAGGTGGCGGCTGACTATGTCCGCAGGGGCTCGCAGATTGCCGTGACGGGTCGCGTCAAGACCGAGAAGTGGACCGACAGAGCCACGGGTCAAGAGCGCTCGAAGCCCGTAGTGGTGGTCGACCGGCTGGAACTGCTCGGCTCAAAGCGGGACCAGCCGGAGCCGCCGACCGATAGCGCGCTTGACGACGAGGTGCCGTTCTGATGACCCAGTTCAAGTTCCGTCCAGGCCAGCAGGTCTACGTCAGGCATCTGAGTAATCTGCGGCCACGTGAGATCATCAGCTGCCTTGATGCCGCTGGCTGGCCTCACTACAACCTCAAGGGCCACGATGGCCCTGTGTCGCAGCTCTGGCTGTCGACGAAACCGATCAACGCCCGCAAGGGCCACTAACACCTTCTCTCTGAATCATCATGACTGCTTTCTACGGAACATCTCGCGCTGATGTTTTCGTTGGCACTGACGAAAATGATCAGTTCTACGTCAATTCCACCGCTGACATTATCCTCGGCGGTGGTGGTGGTTGGGACACCGTTATCTCCAGCGTCGACTGGACTCTCGGTGCTGATCTCGACAACCTGAGCCTCGTCGGGCGAGCCACCAGCGCCACCGGCAACGACGCCGGCAACTTTATCGTCGGCAACCGCTTTGACAACATCATCAATGGCGGCCGAGGCATCGACCGCCTGACCGGCGGCGCTGGTGCTGACACTTTCGTCTTCGATGCTGCCGGACGGCAGCACGCGGACTACCTCTCGGATTTCACCAGTGGCACCGACCAATTGGCGATCAGCGGCGCGGCCTTCGGCGTCGCGGCCGGGGCCTCGTTCGACTACGTCGAGGACTGGGCCAGCCTTGGCAGCGGCCCGGCATTCATCCGGGAGAGCATTGACGGCCTTGCGCCAACCATTTGGTTTGATGCCGACGGTGCTGGCGGCAAGGCTGCGCAGATCCTCTGCACGCTGCAGTGGCGTAACAACGGCACCACTGCAAGCGACTTTGCGATCCTCTGAGCCTAACGGCCCGCCCGGAGCCTATCCGGGCATTCCATTGCATCACTGCATCATGTTCATCGTGGAGATCTACGTCTGGGCCATGGTCGTAACGACCGTGGCCTGTGTCCGCCCCCGCGAGGCTGGAGACCTGGCCGAATGGGCCTGCGCCAGCCTGGCCGGCGCCATTTGGCCGGTGACTGCCGCCGTTCGCATCCATCGCGCCGTGCGGCGGGGGGTGCGTCGTGGGTGAACCGGTCGTGGTTGAGTCCTGGCACGTGCCCAGGGCACTGTCTGACAAGGCTCTGCGGCTCCTCACGTCGCTGCCCATGGAGGAGATTGAGCGGCGACTGCGGGTGCCCGATCTGCTCACCCGCGCCGCCGACCTGCTGGAGCTGGAGCACCAGCCGCTGCGGCCTATCCCAGTGAGCGAACAGCTGCCGGGGCCGTCCTGTTGCAATGCACTGGGCTACTGCTGGTGGTACGACCACCGAGAGTCTGCGTGGATTGAGTGCGACGTGCTTTTTGGGCAACGCTGCGGTTATCGCCACTGGCTCCCCGCCCACGCCCTGCCGCTGCCGGAGTTTGAATGATGGCTCAAAGAAAGATCATCCAAATTGCAATCGACCCAGCGCCTGATTGCGGTTCGTCGTCTATTGTCTTCGCGCTCTGTAATGACGGGACAGTTTGGTCACGCATTGACATTCCTGGCAAGAAATGGTCTCGCATGGATGACGTGCCCCAGCCGCCGGAGGTGGAGTGATGCGGAACACTCTATGGCTGCACATCCTGGAAGACCTGGGTCCAGAAGAGGGCTGTATCCTGCCAATGTGGTTGCGACTGGTTTATCTCCTGATCTTCCCTTTGCAAGGCCTGCGCTTTTTGCTGGGCACCGCGACAGGATTCGACATTACGCGCTTGACCTACGAAATCCATGGGGTTCAATTCTCCGCCAGGACGTTCCTACGCTTGAGCCGTGCTCGCGGCGAGCTCTACAGATTCACCAACATCAATGGGATTCTGACAATCGAACTGGTGGAGGCCCCATGATGCTCAACGTTGACAGCGATTCCGTCCTGGGTCTGATCGCCACCCTTGCGTTCCTGATCTACCTCACCCGTGCACGACGATGACTACCCCCGACTGGCGCAAACTCGCCGCCATCCCCTGGTCCGCGCAGGTCGCCCAGGTCGCCGCAGCCCTGGGCCACACCGAGATCCCGCCGGAGGGCAGGTCCAGGGTGTTTCAATCCGGGCTGCATGACTTTTCGGTCTACGCCCTCGACTACTACGGATTCGACCTACGGATGGGCGGTTCCGCCAGGTTCTACGACACCGCCGAGGCCGTCGCCGAAGCCACCCGCTGCCGCGGCTCAGGCCCCACCAACGAAGCCCTGCGCACCTGGCTCAGGTGGTGGGGCTGGCAGTCCACCCCTCCATCACCATGACCATGCGCCCTCGCAACCGCTACATCATCCGCGTGCCCCGGGCGACCGGCGGCCTGGCCCCGTTCCAGATCGATGCCGACACCGTGCAAGATCTGCACCGTCAGGCGCGGATCCTGTTCAGCCACGTGTGGGACCGCATAGTCTGGCCTGATGGCACAGCCCCTGAATCCCGAAATCCTGAACGCCGCGCGTGAGCTGCTGGAGCAGGGCTATAGCCTGAGGAGGACGGCCCGCACCCTGGGCATCAGCCATCCTGCGCTGATCGCCCATGGCATGCGATCGGCCGGTCATCATCAGTACCCGCCGGAGATTGTGCGGCAGGTGCGAGAACGCTACGCCGCCGGCGAGACTCTGAGGGCATTGGCGGCAGACCTGAGCCTGTCCATCGGCAGCGTCTCCGACTGGGTCTGGGGCAGGTCCAGGCGTGAGGCGGGAGGGCCAATCCCACCACGACCTCGCGGTGGAGTGCCGCGAGGCGGATCCTGCGAGCGCCTGTGCTGCCACTGGACCGACGCCGGCTGCGGCATGGGATTCCCGCCGGAGGATTGGTCAACTCGTTACTGCGGGGGATTCACTCCGCGTTCGTGAGCTGAATCGCCACGCCTGATGACCGCCTGGGCCGAAGTGACATCCAAATGCCGCCCAGTGCCGCAGGCATGACGATCCTCTCAACCGCGAAACCAGCCCCGCCCTTGAACTCCTGCTTGTAGGTTCCTGTCTGGAGGTGCCATCTGTTTTCGATGGTCTGACGACCTACTGCGTTGATGCTGTAGCAGGCGTGGGAGACGATCGTCCGCTGATGGTTGTGGCCGTTGACCATCACCTGCGCCTGAGGCGCGATGCTGGCGTATCTGCCACCGCCCATGACGCCCTTTGTGACGACGCCACCCCAGGCACCGTGATGGAAGAACAGCTGCAGCCGACGTGTCTTGCCAGTGGTGTCGGTTCGGAACGTGAACCACACCCACCCTTGATACCGAAGATGCTCAACTGGCGATCCCTGGTCCCGCATCAGCCGACTCAAATGGCCGAGCGGATCAATTTCGTTGTGGTTGATGATAGCCGTTTCGTGATTGCCATCGCTGATCATGACGATCAGATCATTCCACGGCCGAAGCCATTCCGCGCATTCATTGAACACTAGGTCAAAGTAGTTTCCGCCGAGATGCTCGGGTCTGATGCTCGACTTACTGCCTCTGCGGTCTTTCTTGCCTTGCATCAGGCACAGAAGGTCTCCAAAGATCAGGACTTTGGCGTTGCGCTCTCGTGCTTCATTAAGGTGCCGCGCTAGCAGCTTGCGATCACACAGGGGATTGTCAAGGTGAACATCGGAGATGAGCAGGAAATCAGAAACCTCATCGTTCGACCGATAGGGGATCCGCAGCTCCAGCAGTTCCGGGCTGATCCGCCGCGATTCCATGCTGGGCCAGGTCGGTGTCCGCCCTTACCGTAGCTGTCGCCAGCAGCCACCGAATCAGTCGCAGGGCCCTGGCGGGATCCCACGAGTCGGACCTGGTCCAGTGCTCCCACAGCTCGGTCGATCCCTTCCGCCGATTGCAGGGTGCGCATGCCGGGGCCAGGTTGTGGCGGCAGGTCTCCCCACCGTTGCGGCGGGGGATGAGGTGGTCGAGCGTCAGGTGCTGCGGGCTGGCCCCGCACAGGTAGCAGGTGTGACCCCAGTCGTCGAGAATCTGCCTCCTGAAGCGGCGTTTGCCCTCCTTCCGCGGCACCAGCTCGGAACCCTCAATGGCATGGTCCACACGAGCCAGCGCCTGGACCGAGGTTACTCAATCCCTCAGCAGCGCCCTGGCGTTGAGGGTTCCCGACTTGAGGATCGCCATGGCCTTCATCTCATGATGGCGGACCCGTTCGCGGGAGATGCCCATGGTTGCGCCGATGGCGGCGAGCGTCTCCTGCTCTCCGCCATGGAGCCCAAACCTGCGGGCGATGACCTCCTGCTGCACCCGCGACATCTTGCTCATGCCTCTGGTGATCGCCTCGCGCATGCCGTCGAGGTGCTCCTGCTGGTCCAGCACGGCGGCTGGGGTTGGCCCATCGCTGGCCAGCAGTTCGGACAGCTCACAGCCGTCCTGCTGGCGAACGCGCGTGTCCAGGGAGCAGCAATGCTGGTCGATGATCAACGCCTGCCGGACCCGCTCGATCGGCTCACCGGCCGCCTCGGCGAGCTCTGCCAGGGTCGGCTCGATGGCCGTGGCCTGCAGGTGCTGGCGGATGATCCCGCGAAGCTTCCGCTGCAGGTCGGCCAGGTGCACCGGCTGGCGGATCATGCGGGCGGTCTGGTCAATCGCCCGCTGCATCGCTTGGCGGATCCACCAGTAGCCGTAGGTGCTGAACTTGTAGCCGCGGGCTGGGTCGAACTTCTCCACGGCCCGGACGAGGCCAACGGTGCCCTCCTGGCACAGGTCCAGCTGATCAACGCCACGGTCGTGGTAGCGGCGGCTCATTGAGACGACCAGGCGCAGATTTGCCTGGACCATGCGGTCCTTGGCTCGCTGGGCGGCCCGGAGCGCCTTGCGTTCGGCGGCAGTAGCCTCACGACCCTCGCGTGCCGCGATCTCCGCCTGCAGCCTCTGGCCCGCCTGGACGCGGTTCCCCAGCTCGATCTCCTCCGCTGCGGTGAGCAGTGGCACCCGCCCGATCTGGGCCAGGTAGTCGCCCATGCCGGTGCTCATGCTGCCCCGATTGCCCGGGAGATGACGCGGGCCTGTGGGACCCCGAACTGTTGGGCCAGCTCGGCGAGCCTGGCGTCCAAAGGCGTCTCGGCCGACTGGATCATCCCCAGGATGGCGTTGATCTCGCCGATCCTGGCGGTGCTGCCGCGGCCATTGCCCAGCAGGCTGCGGCGGGTCTCCAGCAGCAGCTGCAGCCGCTCCCGCTCGGTCGCGCGGCCGATCTCAAACGCATCCACGGTCGAGCCGCAACTGCCCGGAACCTACCCTGAGGCAGGTGCCACGTCCCACCGGTTGTGCCGATCTTGCAACTGTCCACAGATCGCAGCACGGCGGCGCCAGCTGAGGGTATTGATAGGGGGCCCACCACCTGACCGATGAGCCTTGTCAACCGCCTGGCGCTGGCGAACTGCGCCTCCACTCGTGGCACCCCCTGCGCTGAGCCGTGTTACGACTGCCGCGCTGAATCCGCTGCAGTAGCCCTAGAGCTGGCCAACTGGCTGGACGAACGGTTTGGCCATTCCGAAACCGCCAACCTCATCCGTGGCGTGATGCCGGGGGTGGCCTGATGAACCTGACTGAAATCCTGCAGCAGCACGCACTCTGGCTGCAGACAAATGGCAGGGAAGGGGCACGTGCCGACCTGATCGGGGCCAGCCTGCGCGAGGCCAGACTGAGCGGGGCCGACCTGAGCAGGGCCGACCTGAGTGGGGCCGACCTGATCGGGGCCAACCTGCGCGGGGCCGACCTGCGCGGGGCCGACCTGAGTGGGGCTATCGGCCTGCCAATCGCTGCCGACGCGCCCGCCAGGCTCCGGGCTGTGGCCATCGCTGCGCTGGCAGATGCCGACGCGCTGGAGATGGATACCTGGCACACCTGCGAGACGACGCATTGCATCGCCGGCTGGGCTATCTACCAGGCCGGCGAACCGGGACGCATCCTGGAGGCTCTGCATGGTTCCGCAATCGCCGGGCGGCTGCTGCTGGGGAATGAGGCGGCCATGCACTTCCATGACGACAACGACGACGCCAGGGAGTGGCTGCAGTCGGTGCTCGATGCGCCGGAGGCGGGGGAGGTGGAGAAATGACCACCGCTGACCGTCAGGACGCAATCGAAACCGCCTGCCACAACGCCATTCGGGCAATGCACGATACGGCTGCCATCGCACATCGGGCAGGCCGTAGCCCCGAGGCCTGCCTGATCCTGGCCAGTGCACTCACCCAGCTGGTTGCGCAGGAGATCACCGGTGAGGAGTTGAGCAACTGCATGGCACACCTGATCCGGCAGGCAGCGCCGCGGAGGCTGCAGCCATGACCCGCACCATTCCAATCCGCCTGATGACCCGCGACCACGGTGAGCGGGTGATCGAGATCAAGCCGCACTGGGCCGGCAATGGCCTTGCGCTCCACAAGCCGGTCAGCATGGCTCCGGAAACCGGGGAGCCCGCCTTCCATCACACGCAGGGGCTCTGGGTCGTGACCCACATCCACACCGGAATGAGCACTGGCCACTTCATGGGCAGCCTCGACCGCGCCAAGGCCTTCGCCCGACAGTGGGATGAAGCATGGGCGGCAGTGACCAGCAAGAGCAAGGTGCCCGCGAAGCTCCGGAAGGAATACCTGGCAGCCTTTGCCGCTGCCAGCGCAGGCCCCAGCCGGAAGGACCTCATTGAGGCGGGGATCTGAGCCATGTTCAACCCCGACTTCTACCCCACCCCGCCGGAGGTGGCGGCCGAGATGCTCGACCCGCTCGACCTGCGGGGCAAGGTGGTGCTGGAGCCCTCTGCGGGCTCTGGCAACCTGGTCCGCGAGTGCCTGGACCGTGGCGCTGTCGAAGTGCTGTGGTGCGAGAAGGAGCCCCACCTGCGGGACATTCTGACGAGCATCCCCTGTGCAACGCCAGCTCACAGCTACGCCGACTTCCTGCAGGTCCAGGCCGCCGACGTGAGCCACATCGACCTGATCTGCATGAACCCGCCCTTCTCGGCGGATGAGGCCCACATCCTGCACGCCTGGGAGATTGCCCCGCCAGGCTGCGAGATCGTGGCGCTGGCGAACTGGAACACCGTTTCGGGTCAGTTCCGAGGCCTGCAGCTGCGGCTGGCCAAGCTGATCGAGGCCTACGGCAGCCTCGAAGATCTGGGCGAGTGCTTCAGCACCGCCGAACGTCCGACCCGGGTCAGCGTCGGCCTGGTGCGGCTGCGCAAGCCGGGGCAACGTGTAAGCGGCGCTGATGAGTTCGACGGCTTCTTCCTGGGCCCCGACGACCTCGAGGCCCAGGGGGAGGGCATCATCCCCTACCGGCGGTCCCGCGACATCGTCAACCGCTACGTGGAAGCGTGCCGGATCTTCGATGAACAGGTGGAGGCCGGCACCAGGCTGCGCACCGTGCTCGATGGGTTCTTCGGCCAGGACCTGGGCCTGCAGGTCACGGTCGATGGTGCAGCCGTCACCCGCAACCGGTTCCGCAAGGACCTGCAGAAGGCGGCATGGAAGCACGTGTGCGCCGAGTTCCTGCCGGTGCAGATGGCCACCAGCCAGCTGGCCAAGGACATCAACCAATTCGTTGAGGAACAGTCCAAGATCCCGTTCACCGAACGGAACCTGTGGCGGATGCTGCAGATCGTCGCCGGCACGCAGGAGCAGCGGATTGATCGTGCGGTCGAGCAGGCGATCGACAGCCTGACCCAGCACACGAAGGAGAACAGGTTCGGCGTTGAGGGCTGGGTGACGAACAGCGGCTACATGATCAACCGGAAGTTCATCCGCGCGTATCTGGCGGAGCTGAGCTGGGATGGTCGTGGGGTGCGAGTGCAGACCTATGGCAAGCAGGCGGATGAGATCCAGGATCTGATCAAGGCGTTGTGCTTCATCACCGGCAAGCGCTACGAGGAGATGGGCCAGCCCAAGGCTTCGCAACCGCTAATGCCTGGCGAGTGGTACGACTGGGGGTTTTTCAGATTCAAGGCGCACAAGAAAGGCACCGTGCATTTCGAGTTCAAGGATCTTGACGACTGGGCTGCGTTGAATGCTCGTTACGCCAAGATCAAGGGTCAAGTGCTGCCCGAGACCCACCGCAGACCGAAGTCGCGGCGACGTCAGGGGGTGGCAGTATGACCACCCTCGGCACCTGGTATCCACCCTGTGCCGGCACCGGCGTGTTCCTCTGCAATCCACCCTTCATGACCCCTCCCATCATCACCATCGCCCGGGCCCGCCAGCAGGACGGCAGCGAACTCTGGCGGGTCTGCTACGGCAGCACCTGCCGCGAGTCGCCGGACTGGTGGCAGATCACGGTCTGGCTGGAGCAGTTCCGCCGGCTGATGGCGGGGGAGCCGGAGGGGGATGGGGGGTGAAGCAGTCGTTGCGCATGATTGACACGTTCAGCGGAATTGGCGGTTTTTCTCTGGCCGCACGATGGCTTGGAGGAATTGAGACCGTGCAATTCGTTGAGCGGGAACCATTCTGCCAGCAAATCCTGCGCAAACACTGGCCCGATGTACCAATCCACGATGACATCTGCACATTCAATCCCGCTCGCGGATCAGCTGACATTGTTTGCGGGGGATTCCCCTGCCAAGACATCAGCCAAGCCGGCAAGGGCGCCGGCCTGGCTGGAAGCAGATCGGGCCTGTTCTACGAACTGCTCAGAGTCGTTTGCTTGGTGGGACCCCGCTACGTCGTCTTGGAGAACGTCGCAGCGATCCTTGGTCGAGGAATGGACGACGTTCTCGGAGCGCTGGCCGAGGCAGGGTATGACGCGGAATGGGCGTGCATACCGGCGTCAGCTGTGGGCGCCTGCCACCGGCGAGACCGGTGGTGGTGTGTTGCCTACGCCAACCACGCAGGAGTGGAAGCGCCGAGGGCCGAACAGCAGCCAGCAGGGGCTCAGCAACACAGAGAATTGGATGCTGCCGACACCAACCACCAACGACGCCAAGAACGCCAGCCTACCGCCATCACAAGCGGAACGAGACGGGCTCGCTGGCCACATGCTCCAAGACGACTTGATCCCTACTGGCGCAGCTACCTATCTGAACCCGTCCTTTGTCGAGGAGATGATGGGCTTTCCCGTCGGGTGGACCGCCTGCGAGCCCTAGGCAATGCCGTGGTGCCGCAGGTGGCCATGGTGCCCCTGGCAAGGGTGCTGGATCTACATCATCAACTCACTACACCGGCTTGACCAGCAGCGCCCACCCCGTCGAGGGCCCATCGGCCTCCCAGCGCCTGAGCCAGTTCCGGCGGCTGTAGGCGATGCCGCTGCCCTGGGTGTGGTTGACGTATCCACCATTCACCATATCTGCGGCCCCATTCGGATCGTTCATCACGAACGATTCAGCGGTGAACCCGATGCACAGCGTCCAGTGCCCCCCGCCCGTCGGGGCCGTCACGGGGCCATGGTGAAGCCAGCCCACCGGCACCGGCCGACCGGCGAGAATCTCGGACTCCAGCAGCCCAGGGGCAGCGTTGGTCACCAGTCGGGCATCGAGGCCTAGGGTTCGCAGCGCCTGGATCTGCACCTGTGCCTTGGTGGAGTCGCCGAACCTGGCGCGGATCAGGTTGTACTCATCGTCGCCTTTCACCTTGCCGTAGAACGCGGCGACCATGGCGCAGGTGGAGCTGAAGCACTCGCGGAAACCCTCCCCGCTGCGGTTGTCGTTCTGGCTGAAATACGGCACCCGCAGAATCTTCTCGGTCGGCCTCATGGGACCACCCCACATCTTCGCCTCTGCCTCCCGTCGACGCCTCAGGCCCGCCTCGCTGGGCCCGCCGGGGTTGACGTAGAGCCTCAGCGCTGCCGGCACATCGGCCAGTCGACCTTCGCGCAGGGCGGCGCTGATCGTGTCGAATCCAGAGGCCCCGTAGAACCCAGCGCCGACGTTGTAGGCGAACGACAGGAGCGCTGCCTGCTGCGATGCGGACAGCCTGGACCAGCCAGGGACCGACTTCGCCAGCCGCGGGGCCAGCACGTCGCGGACGTCGCTGTCGAGCATGTCATCAGCGACCGCCTGGATGATCGTGTCGCCACGCTTCACGAAGGCCCCATCGAAGTATCGAGTGGCTCCCCACCCGATGGTCCAGGGATCGCCGCCGGTTTCAGGGTCGGGGTAGGCGGTCAGGCTGCACCCCTCGAACTCCTTGATCAGCGGCAGGGCCAGCTTGGCGGCAGGGCTGTCGGCCGGCTTCGGCAGCGGAGCGGCCCGCCACAGCTCGCTGAACCGCTGGCGCTGCGCCTCGCTCAGCGATTCATCCAGCGCCTGAAATGCCGCCAGCTGGTGGGGCTCCAGGGCCCCACGGCATGCCGCGTGCTCTGCGGCTGCCCGGACGCTCGCCAGGCTCATCGCTTGACCAGCGGAGTGAAGATTCCGGCGAACAGCTCAACACCGCGGTAGAACCGGCCCACCAGGTCGTTGTCCTTCGGGGTGTCGGTCAGGTTGACGACCAGCACGGCCGCACCATGCAGGGCCAGGATGATCTCGATCAGGTCGGACAGGCTGACGTCTTTCACGGCTGGGGATCAGCGGTCACCTCAACGGTAGCGGCGGGCCAGAACCGATCAATCACCACTGTCGTCACGACCGGCAGCAGCAGCCCGCAGATTGCCGCCAGGATGACCACCTGCGCCATGCGCTGCTCGAGCCGGTTCAGCCGGGCGTATATGCCTGACTCCCCGCCCATGGCCTGCCGCTCCTCCGCCTGGTCCTGGATCAGGCGGTCAACCTTTGTCTCCAGGACCGCCAGGCCCCGCAGCAGGTCGACGTGAGTGACGCGGTCGGGGTCCATGGCCGTGCGGGCATGCCAGCCCCATCAGGCTACGTGCCAGTCTCGCTCCGGCCCCGGATCGTTCGGGATGATCTCCCACGACTGCAGCCAGGCACCATCAGGTCCCAGGCGGGGTGCGGTCTCGGCGCACCGCTCGCAGGTCGGGTCATGCGGCGGGATCGGCGTGGGCCGGACCCGCGCGATGCAGAACCCTGCCAGGTCTGCGTCGGTGGGCTCCAGCGGAAACCACGTGCGCGGATTCTCGGCCCGCAGTTGATCCATGGTGACTGGCTCCATGGTGTCGGTTCGGATCAGCATCAGCGGGCTGCCATGAGGGTGAACATCTCCAGGCCGGTCAGTTCTCGGGTCCAGCCGATGACCCGCGCGATCGGGATGTTCGCGTGGCCATTGTTGCCCTGCCCGATCATCAGGCGGGTGATCGTCGGGAGACCGCCGAGCCCGTGGGTGATCTGCCCATCGCCAGGGCCGCCCCCTGCCAGCGCCCGGATGGCCGAGCTGTTCCAACTGCAGACGAACCGCTGGCGAGTCGGCATCATCCCAGACCTGGGGCCGGAGTAGGACCCAGTCCATGCGCCCGTCAGGACCGAAGATGGGGTGAGCCCGGCATTGCTCAGGAACTCGGTCCCGGAGTTGCGGCGCATGGCGACCCGGTACTGGCCGCCCTGGCATTGCAGGTCCACGTAGTGACCGGCGAACGTGGAGCCAGAGGCGGTGCCGTCGTCCAGGGTCAACAGGCTGGAGGATTCAACGTGCCCGTTGACCTCCACCATGACCGCCCGCAGGTTGGCGTTCAGCGGAGAGGGCAGGGTCCAGGTGAGTCCGTCGGACGGCCTGGTGATCGGTGTGCTGGGACCGTCGCTGTGGGTGTAGCTCGACGGCAGCGGTTGATAGTACTCACGCTGGAATCCGAAGATGTCCACACCGCTGGACCCGTCGCCGGTGAACTGCGCCAGGATCGCGCCGCCCTGTTTCCGCACGATGCGGACACGCGGCTGCGAGTAGCTGGTGCCACCGCCCGAGCTGACGCCACCAACCCGGAACGTCACCAGCAGCCATCCGTCCTGAGTGCGGGTGACGTTCGGGAATCTGAGCAGCCCATCGAACTGTGCGGTGTAGGTCGTGCGATAGTCAAGCACCGCCCCGGTCTGCAGGTCGAGGGTTATGAAGATTCCTTCCTCCCCAGCGAAGCTGGCGCCGGCTGTCCCGATCCTGACCGCGTGGTTAGCCGTGTCGCCGAAGCCCTTGACGGCGATGGTGTAACTCTGAAGCGTAGAGATTGACCATAGTCCGAACTTACCAATGAAGTGATCGCCGAAGGTCGTGTCAAGTTGCAGCCTGGAAGATTGATACGTAGAGGTGTTTTCAAGCCCATCAATGGGACCGGGGTAACCACCTGTGATGGTGCAGCCTGCCAGATAGCCGCCACCGCCTGCGCCAGTGTTGCCGCCGAAGGTCAGGTTCGGCGGCTCCCATCCTCCCGACCCGGCGAAGCGATTAGAGTACCTGATGCCCTGCGTTCGGAATCCCTCCATCAGCACGCCGAGATTGTTCCCGCTGCTGTCGTGCTGATAGGTGACGGTGCCTGCTGATGCCCTGGTGTATCTCCTGCTGGAGCTGATGTGAAACTTCTCGTAAGGGCGATTGACCGTCAGCACGCTGGTGTTGCTGACGAGATCGTTCAGCGTTCCGGTATTGAAATCGAACCGAAACGCTGCGTCTCCGATGATGCTGCTGGCCGTCAATCCGGAGCTGACGGCGAATTGTCGTCGGGCGAGAATACTCATCAGGTCCAGATTGTGGGGCGACTGCCGCGCCAGGTGCTGCCACCGTTGCGGGTGTAGAAGGCGATCGTGTAGGTGTATCCGGCCACAAGCGTCGGCGCCGTTCCGTCAGCCCATAGGATCGCTGGCCATGTGATCGTGCCACTGGTGTAGGTGAACTCAAACAGGAATAGCGTCACCCCATTGGCCGGCACATTGGTGAATGTGAATGTCACATTGCCGTTGACGGTTCGGTAGAAGAACGCTCCTAGGCTCAGGTCCAGGGCGGTGCCGCTGCCCATGTCCACGGCATTTGATCTCATCGGCGCCGGCATTGAATCGGTCGTCAGGGCCAGCCCGCCGGTGCCAACGGTGGTCATCGCCGTCAGCACCTCCGCAATCGTGGCGGTTTCGATCAGCCCGGGAGTTGAGCTGTTGGCCAGCGGGAACCCCTGCAGGGTCGCCCCCGTGAAGTCCATCACACCCTGGAAGATGCTGTCGATAATCGTCCCGGTGAACGTCGTTGAGGATCCCACCGACACGTCAGGGGCGCCGATGTCCCCGACCTGGGCGACCTCGCCGGTGGTCAGATCTTCGAGCCCAGCGGGGGTGAATCGCAGCATGTCCTCCTGCGTCCCGTCGCAGGCGACGAAACCACCGCCGGCATTGGTGAACAGATAGCTGAACCGGTTGCGGGCAGCCATGTCCTGCTGGACCTGAGGCAGCGCGGTGGAGTAGTTCCCCCATCCGCACCATGCCGTCCGATGCGGGGCCATGGCCAGGGTCGAGGGGCGGCGGAACTCAACGGGGTAGTTCGCCCTGCCGTTCGCCAGCCCCCCGGCGGGCGCCACCGGGAAGTCGCTGGACGATGCCGGATCTCGCAATCGGCTGGCCTCCAGCTGTGGGGCCAGGGCGGTGTGGGCATCGCTCGAGCTGAGCCCGAGGGCCACCAGCAGGGCATGAGCCGCCAGGTAGTCGACACCGCTGCGGTACTGGGTCCGCAGCCATGCCGCCGCCGTGCTGCTGCCGCTGGTGAATGCCGTGGTCCAGTCCCAGCCCAGCGTCGTCGATGCTTCAGTGCCGCTGGCGTCGTCGTCCAGAACCAGGCTGGGGGCCTCATTGGCGAAAGGGTCCTCGGCGTTGTAGGCCTCAGGCATCGCCACGTAGCACTCCGACCACAGCGCCGGGTCTGGCGTCGCCGTGGCAGCGGCCAGGTCGTTGATCGCTGCCCAGTGCTTGTTCCCGCTCTTGACCACCGTGCCCTTGCGGTAGTAGGTCCCGTTGGCGTAGTTCTGATCCGGGTTCGACCGCCGCAGCGACACCAGCGCCGCCCGCAGCACCCCAGCACCGACCGGAGTGGTGGCCGTGGTCGATGTGATGGCGAAGGTGCTGGCGGCAGGCAGGACGCCGTTCACGCCCGCCCGGGTCGGGTCGAGCTGCAGGACCTGATGGCGCTGTGGCGTCCTGGCGTTGGTGGTGTTCGACAGCTTGAGCACCAGCCGGCGCTCATCGCGGTTGCGGTTATCGGCCAGCCGGCGGATGTAGACCCGGCGGCCGTTGGCGCTGCTGCCGGCCGCCGCGGCGTTTTCATCGGCCAGCGCGGCGGTGATGTTGATGATCGTCGGCGCGCCGCTGCTCCAGGCAGGGTTCGCCAGCTGTGCCCTCCAGTCAGGTCCCTGGGGGTTCTCGACCCAGACGTAGGAGCCAGCCCGCAGGGTGTAGGACTCCAGCACGGCGGGGTCCAGGGCAGCGGCCATCGTGATCGCCCCCGAGCTGGCACTGCTGACCGTCCCGAGGAAGATCCGCCGGATGGCTGGAGCCTTGGCATCAGGGCGCAGAGGCACCCGGAAGGCGGAGATGGTCCAGCTCTTGTCGATCGTGAACGCCGCCGACCGGTATCCCTCGGCCAGGGCTGCCACGCCGCCGAAGCTGGTGTTGCCGTTCGTCGCATCCAGCTCGCCGCCGGTCTGGGTCCAGTTGTGGATCCCGACGCCGATGCTGAACACCGAAACGGTCTGCACGAAGGCGCCGTTGATGGGCCGGATGTGGAATGATCGCCGACCGGGCTTCATTCGCCGCGAGTCCGGCGATGCGTCGATCATCGCCTGGTAGTTCGCAGGGGTGACCCAGCTGCCGCCGGAGTAGATCTGCCAGCAGCTCAGGGTGCGCTGGTTGCTGGTGTTGGTGAACTGAGCAGTTACCATCGACCGCAGGCCGGTGACCTTGCTGCCATCCATCAGGGCGCCGCACAATCCCCGCTCTGATCGGATGCCGACGTTGAGGATGTAGAACGACGCCGATCCGGTCGTGTCCCATGCCTCTGATGGGCTGCCACTGATTGGGCCGACGATCTGATGCTCCGATGTGCGAGCCACCAGCAGGGTGGCCGATCCGTTGCCGTTCGGGGCCAGGGCGGTGTTGACCTTGCCGTAGAACGTCGTTAGCTGCGATTGTGATGCGAACTCGTAGCCGCTGAGCAGGTGATGGCTCTGAGTGCTGCCCAGCTTGTCCATCATCGTGTAACCGAACGTGTATCCGGTTCCAGTAGTGCGGAAGAAACACGATCGGCCGGTGATCGTTGCAACCCCGCCAGATTCGCTATAGGCCTCATCGGCATCAGCCGGGACATAGTTCGGGCGGATGCTGCACTTGCGATAATCCGGGGCCCACATCGTGCACCCACGAGGCAGGATTACACCGCCTTCATTCGGATTGAATCCGATCAGTTCCGCGACCGTTGGAACCTTGCCATCAGCCCAAACCGCAGGGGTGGTGCCAGTGTTGCCGGGGTCGTTGTAGAGGGTGTGAACCCCGGCGCTCAGTCGGATGCTGACACAATCCAGATGAGCCGTTTCACCGCCATAGGTGAACCAGCTCTTGCTGGTGATCAGCGCCGCTTCGATGATCGCGCGATTGATCGTCTTGAATGGCCTCGCCTCGCTGTATCCGCACGTTAGGCGTTGATTGTCAATCCGCCGGATCTTCGCGTCGATGTTCGCAGCGGTCGGATTGCTGCCCGCAGGATCTGGGTCGTAGCTGGCGAACGATCCAGCGGCGAAGGCATCAGATCCGATGTAGGGGTTGACGTAGAGCTGGAATGGTGCGTTGAGCGGGTCGTTGAGCTCGACCGATCCGCCGGCGATGTTGGCGCTGCCGATCAGCTGCCGGAGCCCGTCGAGCATTGCGGTCAGCTGTTGCTTGACGGTCGCCTGATCTGATGCGAGGGGCCAGCTGCCGGAATCCCCCGACTTCTTGACGATCGTCACTGCTGCGCCATCGGATGCCCACCGTCAGGGTAGCGACCATGAAAAAGCCCCAGGCCGTCACACCCGGGGCTTGCACCACTCACCGCGACCATCCTATCCCATCCGTAGCTCGGTCTCGCCCAGGACCAGGAATGCCGCGCTGCCGGCGATCAGCTGCCGGGCCGCCGTCTGGATCCCGGTCCGGGCCAGCAGGATGTTGGCCTCATACCACAGGGCGCCGCCCAGTCGAGGATCACGGCAGGGGTTCGCCGTCGGGGCCTCGGCGGGCCGATCGCGGTGCAGGTAGAACCGAGCCCGAGCACGGCAGCCCCGGTCCAGCATCATCACCAGCCGCAGCAGGGCCGTTGCGTCCTGGTTGCCGCTGCGATAGCTGCGCTCGACATCGAACTGCAGCGTGCCGCTCCCGCGCACGAGGGCCTTGACGGCATCGCCGAACGGTTCGGCCAGGGCGCTGGTGTCGGCCGTCGCCGCCTCCTGGTCCAGCGTCCATTCCGCCAGCTGCGCCTGGATCCGCCAGCCGATCAGCTCGGCCTCAGATGCGGCGGCCGGGATTGTCGTCAGCATCTCCGCCGGGGCCTCGGGCTCGTCGAGGGGCAGCAGTGCCGCCACGGACTGAGCGAGCTGCAGCAGGGCCGCCTGGTAGGCCGCGGCCGCGGAGTAGGGGGCCAGCACCAGGGCGCCGAATGCCACGCCAGCCAGGGGCAGCCGGCCGGTTGTGCCGCCGTTGACCCCGTTGATCTCGCTGTCGTAGAATGCCAGCCGGCCCAGGGTATCCCGGCCGACGTAGCACGCCAACTGCTGCGTCAGGCCGGTCCCGGCCGCCGATTCCCAGTAGGCCGCCGCATCGCTCGCTGCCCAGTAGGGGCCAGCATCGGTGGTCCGGTGCGCTGTGGCGGGCCCAGCGATGCCGAGGCCTCCCCAGTGGCGGTGCCCATCGGGGCAGTCCGCGTAACCGTTGAGGTTCGCGTCGATCGGCAGCCCACGAGTGCAGGACAGGACCACCCGATCACCTGGCCAGTAGCCGGGCTCGGAGAGCCACAGGCGGCCGGAATCGAACCGGGCGTCCGTGATCACGGTCAGCGGTGGCCACTCGCGGCTCAGCTCCAGCTCACCGCCAGTCCCGAGCAGACTCATCAGACCGTCCCGCTGATCTCGTTGAACGTGATCCCGACCGGCACCTGGACGATGTCACCAACGGCGACGGACAGGCCGACCGAGCCGAACAGGATGGTCCCGCTGATGTTCCGATCCAGCAGGATCAGCTGCAGTGTCCGCGGCGTGTCGTCGGCGGTGAGGGCCTGCTGCAGGACCTGGCTTACCTGGCTGCTGCGGTCGTAGAGCAGGGTGGCCGAACCGGAGTAGGACCGGAGGCCATAGACATAGCTCCGCGAGTCCTGGCCCAGGGCGGTGTCTTCGGGCAGATCCGCCTGGAGCTGCAGCGACACGTCCCGGGCCTTGGCCACGGCGATGCCCTCCAGCCGCAGCTCAGCGTCTCGGGAGGTGAGAACGGAGGCCACGGCTGCCGGCGAGGGGGGATGGGTTCAGGGTAGCAGTCAGCGCGGTGGCGCCGATGCCAGCCGGTCCTGAGCCCTCTGCAGGCTTGCCGCAGCGGACTCGATCCGAGACAAGGACTTCGGCCGCAACCGTTCGGCGGCCTTGGCCAGGATCCGCACGGCGTGGGCCGCTGCTGCCAGCCGGGACTGAGCATCGCGGTAGGCCTCGTCGTACAGGTCCAGCCGTTGCACGACCTCATCAGTCGGCACGTAGGACCCGGCCGAGTTGATGTGAACGTAGATCGGTTCGGCCGGGCCATCGCTGCCGACGACCTGGACGGCCCGGATCATGGTCCTGGCCTGATGCTCGCGGTGCTTCTCCGCTGCCACGGCGTCATCCCACTCGAAGGCGGGATGCAGCGGTGCGGACTCGGGCCGCGATTCATCAACGACAAGGGCTGCGGTCAGCTCCCCGTGATCAGAGCGGATGCGCTCCAGCTCCTGCCCAGCGGTCTGGGCATCCACAACGGCGCGATAACCGTTGCGGAAGTTGAACTTCTTGGCCATTGATCCTCTTGAGAAAGTGAGTGTTTGCCGTGCCTGCCGTGCCGTGCCCGGCCAGGCCTCGCCTCGCCAGGCCCCGCCGTGCCTTGCCTGCGGTGCCGCGCCGGGCCTCGCCGTGCCTCGCCTCGCCAAGCCTCGCCTGCCGCTCCCGGTCCAGCCTTGCCATGCCCATCCACGCCCAGCCTGCGGTGCCACGCCCAGCCTGGCCCCGCCGCGCCTAGCCTCGCCTCGCCTGCGGTGCCAGGCCAGGCCTGACCCCGCCACGCCTCGCCGCGCCGTGCCTGCGGTGCCCCGCCCAGCCTGGCCCGGCCTGGCCTCGCCTTGCCTGCGGTGCCTGGCCAGGCCCTGCCCCGCCGCGCC